GGGCGCTGCGGCGACCATACTGATCAACGATGGCGCAGGCAATCTGACATGGAACTTGCTGTCGAGCGACGCGACCATGAGCGCGTCCGGTGCAGTGACGCTGGCCTCGGTGATCGTCGCCGGCGGTCCGACCGGCTCGGCCACCGTCGTCCCGGTCATCACCTACGACGCCAAGGGCAGGTTGACGACCGTCAGCACGGCGACGATCACCGCCGCCTCGATCAGCGCCATCGGTGGCTCGATCACCGCCGGGCAGGTGGCCTACGGCGCGGCGACGTCCAACCAGATCGCCGGCAGCTCGACCTTCACCTACGTCTCCAACCTGCTCACCCTGTCTCAAAACGCCTCCGCTCCTACCGCCCCTCCCGCCGGAACGCTGCTCGAGATCCAGCAGGCTGACGCGGCCGTCGGACGCATCAACATCGACGTCTACGGCATCGGTCAGTACGTCTCGTTCTCCGGACGCGCCGCCCGCGGCAACGCTTCTGGCCCGACCGCGCTGCAGCTCGGCGACGAGATGGTCCACATCTCGGCACGCGGTTACGGAGCGACCGGGTACTCTGCCTCTGCCCGCGCCTACCTGTCCATGTTCGCCGCCGAGAACTGGACGGACACCGCCCAGGGTGCGCGCATCGGATTCTTCACCACCGCGCCAGGGACCGTGGTCACCTCCGAGAAGGTGCGGATCTGGGGCGACGGCGGCATGCAAGTCGGCGGCACCTTCACCGCCAGCCCAGGCGCAGGCTATCTGCAGTCGGTCAACTCGCTGACCACCACCCAGGCAGCCATCGGCACGGCATCGCTGGCCGCCACCGCCACGCTGAACCTCGTCGGCGCGAACCTGTCGACCGCGGCCGACCAGTCGGTTGCGACGATCAGCGAAACCTCGACGATCAGCAAGAACGACTCGAACACGCGGGTCTTCTATGGAAATCTGTTGAAGCCGACGCTGAACACCGGCGGAAGCAATCTCAATACGACCTTCAACGTCCTCGCAGTCGACACGACCAACACGTCGGTGACGGGCCTGACGGTCAACCTGCTCAACCTGCTCTCTGGTGGCGTCTCCCAGGCCAGCGTCCTGTCTGATGGTTCGCTCACTGCGCGGAATATCCGCACGTGGGCAGGCAGCAAGATCACCTTGGGACAGTACCTTAATCAGATCACCAGCAATCAGAGCAACACGTTCGTTCTCAATATCGGTGGGAATAGCGACACTGCTGGCGACACCCAAACGATCATCATGTCGACTGGTGGCGGAATCGTCACCAACAACGCGATCAACAACGCCCATCTGATCGGCGGGCTGACGTCGGTCACGACGTCTGGACCCTACTACTCGAACTTCTACACGATGGGTTCCAACATCGTGGTCTCCAACATGGCGAACGTGTATATGTTCGGCATCGGAGCCGGATCTGGGGCCAACCGCTTCACGCCCGTGCAGGGCAGCACGATCAACTTCGGCCTCAACTGCACCACGCCGACCATGTGGATCACCGGAGCGGCTGGTGCCGGCACATTCGGGCAGGTCGGCATGGGCACTGCCACGCTTGATCAGACCGCCTCGCTAACGGTTGGAGGTGCCACACTGAACACTGCTGCCGATCAGGCTGTCAGCAGCTTCTACACCTCGTCCACGATCACCAAGAACGACACGAACACGCGCACGTTCTACTGCTCGTACCACAAGCCGACGTTCAATACCGGCGCCTCGAACACCAACACGACCTTCAACGTCCTCGCGGTCGACACGGTGAACACGAGCGTCACTGGTCTGACGGTCAATCTGCTGCACATGGAGTACGGCGGCGTCGATAAGTTCACCGTCAATAGCAACGGCGATCTGTCGCTCCTCAAGGCCGTGTCCTACTCATGGCCGAGCAGCCAGGGCGGCGCGAGCACGGTGCTGACCAACGATGGCGCTGGAAATCTATCCTGGGCGGCGGCTGGCGGAGGCGGGACCATCGGCGGCTCGATCACGTCAACGCAGATCGCGTTCGGAGCCGTGACGGCAAACTCCATCCAGGGGTTGGCCGAGCTGACCTACCTGGCAACTGGCTCAGGTCTCACATTCGGCCGCGCTCCTGCCACCTACGTCAGCGGGTCGCCCAGCATCAGCACGATCACCGACGGGTCCACGCTCTCAGCCAGTGGCGGGTCGACGAGTCTGACGTATCGGTCGATCTGGCTTGCGCCGATCATCTCTGCTGCTTCGAGCGCGACGGTGACCGTCGACGGAATCCTCATCGCCCCCATCGTCAGCTCGACGACCAGCATCGGCCCGACGGTCAACGGCCTGCACATCGACATCGTGTATGGGGCCGGAGCAACTTCCGCCGGCGGTACTGGCATCTATATCTCGCACGTCAACATGACGGCAGCGACCTCTGGTTCTGCCAGCGGCATCACGATCAACAACGTCAGCAGCAAGAACATCGGAGCTTACGGCCTCCAGATGTCGTCGGTGACGAGCTCCGGCGGCGCGACGACCTACGGCATCAGCATCACGAGCCTGAACGCCACCGGTGGAGGCACCACCTACGGCGTCTATCTCGCCAGCTTGAGCGGCGGGACCGTCTACGGCTTCTACCAGTCCGGCGCCTCCACGTTGAACTATCTCAACGGCGACACCGGCATCGGCAACACCGCCACCACCACCTCATTCTTGACTCTCGGCGTGGGAACCACAGCCAAGTCTTCCCTGAACGTTCCCCACGGTGCCGCTCCGACAACGCCGGTGGATGGCGACATCTGGACGACGACCACGGCGATGTATGTCCGCATCAATGGTGCGACCGTGCAGCTCGGCGCCGCTGGTGGCGGCATCACCGGCACGCTCTCCAACACGCAGATCGCCTACGGCGACTCAGGCGCCAACACAGTCCACGGCAGCGCCAACTTTACCTATGACGGCTCGGTCGTCGCGCTCACTGGCACCTATGCCAGCGCGGCGAGCATGCTGACGCTCACTGGCATCAACTCTGGCGCTGGTCAGGTGAACTGCCTGAACGTCTCGCTGGACGCATCCGGTTCTTCGACCGGCAACATCTACGGCGCCAACATCGCGGTCACCAACGCTGGCGGTGGTTCGACGACCAACTGGATGGCCGGGCTCGCCATCAGCGTCACGAGAGTCAACAACATCACGCAGATGTACGGACTCAGGGTAGATGCGAACCTTCTCGGAACTTCGGGTACGTTCTACGGCATCTACCTCGCCATTCCTTCGTCTGGCTCAGGAACCCGGTTCGGTTTCTACCAGTCCGGCAATGTCGGGATCAACAGCTACGAGGCGCGAAACACCTTCAGCAACAGCCCGAATGCCTCGCAGTCCGCGCTCCTGTTTACTGGCTCGTGGTACACCGGCGGCAGCGCGACGACAACCAAGCCGCAACTGCTCATTGAGCCGAACAGCACGACCTCGACCGGCTGGAACACCGCTGGAACCGGGCTGGGCATCAACGCGACCTCTGGATTCGTCGGCAACCTCATCGACTGCCAGGTCAACGGCACCTCGTACTTCAAGGTGGACAACTTGGGGACGGCGATTGTCGGTGGCCTGGCTGACGGAGCCATCGGAGGCAACGTCTCGTCCTGGGCCGCTGCCGGGTCGCTGGTCATCAACGACAACGCCTGGACCACGCTCAACACCAACACCAGCACGATCGCAACCTTCACCCTGACGATGCCGAGCGGCCCGATCAACGGAAAGGTCTACACCATCGTCACCGCCGGCGCAGTGACCAGCCTCACGTTGAGCCCAAACGCCGGGCAGTCGATCAACAACGCGCCGCCCGCGCTTCTCGCCGATACCAGCGTATCGTTCATCTACTACAACACTGTCTGGTATCGTCTCTACTAAGGATCCCCCATGACCGACGTCATCATTCCCAACACTGCACCAGTCCCGACGCGGTTCGAGGTTCGCTGCACGGCCATGGTCTCGAGCAACAACCTCGGCATCAACGTGCTTCCTGGCAAGTACGGCATGCAGATCCAGCGGGTGAAGGAACCACAGGACGCCATGGGTGTCCAGGTCGGCGAGCGCATCCCGCTGCCCGACGTGAATCTTGACGTGTTCGACATCATCGGCGAGACCCACGTGCTGCAGGATGGCATCAAGCTGACCGTGGGCCAGATCCTCGAGGCGGTGAACGCCGTCATCGACGCCCACAAGGGCGCCGGCATCGCCTGATACCATGAAGCTGGCGTTCTACAAGGGCAAGGCTGGACTCTTCGACCGTCTGATCAGATGGTGGACGAAATCGCCATATTCTCACGTAGAACTGCTGTTCGACGATGGGCAGATGATCGCCGCCAGGGATAGCACCGGCGTGACGATCATCCAGGTCGCGTCTCTCGATCTGAACGAATGGGACGTGGTGCGCTTCGATCTCAGCATAGACAGAATGCTGGCCATCCACGTCTGGTGCATCACCGAGATAGGGTGCAAGTATGACTGGCTGGGGCTCTTCTACTCGCAAGTTCTCCGCATCCCGCGCAGCCATCCGCGCAAGTGGTTCTGCTCCGAGTTCTGCGTCGCGGCGCTCCAACGAGCCGAGCTTCTGCGCGACGTAGTCCCGTGCACGGTGTCGCCCGGAAAATTGCACGACCTCTTAGCTGCGTTCGCTCCTCCATCGATGGCAAAGCAGAGCTAGCTGGATATCTTGTCTCTTCAGACCGCATCCACCCGCTTCCAGGAGAAGCACATGAAGAACAGTCAGATCATTCCATCACTCCAAGCGCTGCAGGAGTTCAGCGACGCGACCAAGACCGGTCCCGTGCGCACGAGCTTCGCGATCAGTCGCACCATCAAGACGCTGCGTGACCGTCTCGAAGAGCTCAACGAAGCCCAGAAGAAGCTGGTCACGGACCTGTCGAAGAAGGACGCTGACGGCAAGCCCGTCCACCCCACCGACGCGGATGGCAACGTCGACCCCAACAAGATGGAACAGGCCAACCCGGTGCTCACCAGCGAACGCATCCAGGAGCTCTATGATCTCGAGCTGGAAGATTTCAAGGTCACGCCATTCAAGTTGTCGGATCTCGAAAAGATGAAGCTCAAGGGCCCGGATGGCAAGGAACGCGTCGGCGTGGAGTTGTCCGCCTCGGCGCTTGCCACCCTGGACTGGCTCATCATCGACGATTCGGCAGCGAAGCCGGAGTAACCCTCCATGTCATCGCTCCACACGGTCGCGAGAGACGGCCTCGTGTCCGCGTGGAGCGACCCCTCAGTCGCCGCGGTGGCGGGCATAGATTCTGTCACCTGGGCGACTCGCGTTCTCAAAGGCGATCGCGCCGGCCTTCTGGCCGAGCTGCACCGCGGTCGTCTTCCAGCCGTCGAGATCTTCCAAGTCGACGATCACTGGAAAGCGCTGGGAGACATCCAGCTCGGTGTCGTCACGTCACGTTGGGGCATCAGGGTTCACGTCGCGACGATGACGCAAACCGCTGGCGAGGAGCTGGCCAGGAACATCGTCTATGCCGGCCTGATCATCGCCAGGAATCAGAATTACTTCTTCATTGGCGACGAGACGATCACCAACTTCGGCGACTCGCCGTTGGGCTACACCATCGAGGTGCAGTTCAATCTCCAAAGCGCGATGGATCGCAAGACCTACGAAACTGACTTCTCCACGCCAGGAGGAGGAACACCACCGTCGGGAGGTAGCGTGGGCGGAATCCGCACAGAGCTTCAGTACAATGCCGCCTACCCGTTCGCAGTGCTGGCACTTCCCGCCGGCCAGGCGCTCGACGAAGTCGAAGTGATCATGGAGATTCCGTTCAACGATCCGACAGCCACCATCGAGGTCGGCATACCGTCGAGTCACGGCGCCTACATGACCGCTGGTGACGTCGACGTCACCAGCACTGACTCTTTCGAGCGGGAAGCCTCTGCCGTCGGGCCTCTGACGGTTTTCGTTTACTGCAATCCAGGGACGTCGACGGCGGGAAAGTTCGTGGTCCAGATCGTCACCACTGGAGCAACCTGACATGGGTCGCATCATCGTCGATCTCGCCGGCACCAAGCAAACCACCCTCAAAATAGGTCCTCGTCTCGCCGTCAGAGATGACCGCCAGGTCGTCGGGACGGCTGGCAGGATAGTCGGTGGCGGTCCTCTCAGCGCTGACGTCACTCTCGATCTCGCCGCTAGTGGCATCACTCCAGCCATCTATGGCGACGCCGCGACGGTGCCTCAGATCACGGTCGACGCGTACGGTAGAATCACCGCAGCATCAGCACTCTCGATCACCCCGGCAGGTATCGGCGCGGCGACATCGACCCACACCCAGGCATGGTCGACCATCACCGGCGTCCCGAACACTCTCGCCGGCTACGGGATCACGGACGCGGTTAACATCAGCGATCCCAGCGTTACCAATTCCAGGATCCCCACGGGTTCCGCTGGTGGAGACCTCACGGGGGCATATCCTAACCCAACCCTAACGACCTCGGGGGTCTCGGCTGGAACCTACGGGGCAGCAAGCACGGTCCCGATCATCACGGTGGATGCCAAGGGTAGAGTCACCTCCGTCACGACAGCCACCGTGGTCGCGGTTCCCTCTGGCGCGGTGGGCGGAGATCTGACGGGAACGCTGCCGAATCCGACCATCGCCAACGGCGCTGTCACGAATGCGAAGATGGCGACTCCGAGCTTCTCGATGGCCTACGCGAACGGCGTGAGCGGTGATGCCACCGCGACGCTCGGATCGACTCTCAATCTCTCGCTCACCTTCGGCACGACCAGCACCACTCCTTGCGTCGGCAACGACTCGCGTCTCTCTGATTCCAGGATTCCAACTGGCGCTGCAGGCGGATCACTAACCGGCACCTACCCGAATCCGACCATCAACACCGGCGTCATCGTCGACGCGATGGTTTCCGCATCTGCCGCGATCTCGTGGGGCAAGATCTCGAAGGCAGGAGCGGTTCCCAGCGACATCGGCGCGGCATCAGCGAGCGCCATCTGGGCGTGGAGCTCGATCACGAGCACCCCCTCCACTCTCGCCGGTTACGGCATCACCGACGCAGTGGCGAACACCATCGCGGTCAACACGCAGCACTCGCTGACAGGCGGAGGTGCGTTATCGACGTCTCGCACGCTCAACCTCGTCGGCGACACGGCCACTCCAGGAATCTCGCGATACTACGGCACGGACGGTAGCGGTGCGCGAGGCTGGTTCGCTCTTCCTGGATCCACCACATACGCTCCGGTCGGCGACAACTACGTGGTGGTCGGCACCACCAGCGGCATCGGTCTCGCGTTCGCCAGGCAGCTAGCAGCCGGCTCCGGTCTGACGCTCACCGATGGCGGCGCCGGGTCGACGATCACCTTCTCTCCGACATACGGAACGGCAGTGAGCACCATCTGCCAGGGAAACGACGCTCGCCTCAGCGATTCTCGCACCCCGTCCGGCTCCGCTGGCGGCGATCTGAGCGGCACCTATCCGAACCCGACGATCTCGGCAACTCAGGTGATGGTCAGGATCAACAGCCTCGTCACCGCCGACTTCAGCTCGGCGTCCATCAGGGTGGTGGACTCCACCGACGTGACGAAGAAATTGGCGTTCAATCTATCTGGATTCACCACACTGACCACCAGGACGTGGGTGGTGCCGAACGCATCGAGCACGTTCGCCGGCATCAGCGTCGCGCAGACCTTCTCCGCCACGCAGACCTTCTCCGGCGGCGTTTCGATCACCACGGCCGATCTCACGATCACCGACCGCAACGTGGTGCTAGGCAGCGCCGCAGGCACCAAGTTCGGCACGGCTACCACCCAGAAGCAGGCATGGTGGGGCGCGACTCCGGTTGCTCAGATCACAGGTTACGGCACGCCGACCAACGGCAGCCACCAGGCGTCGTTTGATGCGAGCACGATCTCCCTTCCCAATCTGGCAGCTGCCGTCGCGCAGCTCATTCTCGACCTCAAGATCTACGGTCAGGTTGGCGCATGATCCGACGTCGGTTCACTTCTGCAGAAAAGCGAGTATCCTGGAGGCACCATGCCAGCCCACGATGACGACACGCGGTCGATGGTCCGCCGCGAAGCGGCGCACGCTGCTCAGGAAGCCATGCAGCAAGAAAAGACACGCTCGAACGCTGAGATCCGCGTCACTGAGGGCGAGCGCATCCTGTCGCATCTGTCCACCGCCTACGGTCGATTGCAGGAGTCAAATGACCGACTCAGCGACGACATGCGCGGGCTCACCAAGAACGGAGTCGCGGTGCTGCTCAGGTTGGAGCGTGGAGACGGGCGCATGCAGCGCATCGAGGACAAGCTGGACGCCCATATCAGCGTGACCAAGGAACGGATCGACCAGATAGAGAACGGCAAGCCATCTGGCAAGCACAAGCAGTCTGATACCACAGAAAGTCACGCCGTGGAGAAGAAACGTGGTGACAGAGTGTCGCTCGCTGGCGTCGTCAAGCTGATCGGCGCGATCACCGTCCTGATCGGCACAGTCCTCGCTCATCAGCAGATCGCCAAGCACTATTACCCGCAACAGGATCCGGCTCCTGTTGCAAAGGACAAGCAGCCATGATCCGAGTCGCCATCATCGTCTTCATGTTCATCGGCATGTCTTCATGCACGCAGTGTTCTGCTGTCCGCGTGGATATTCCGCATCCTCCTGCGGCTCCCACGGCACCTGGCGTACCAGCGGCACCCAAGCCGCCGGCTGCCACGGCCACCGCTCCTGCGGTCGATCCGCTGGCGGCTCTCCAGATCGAGCGCGACGACCTCAAGGGGAAGCTCGCGTCCGTGGAGTCGAAGCTCACCACCGCTCAGACCGCCATCACGCTGGCTCCGCTGCTCGCGCTCTGCAAGTGGGCGTCTTGGGTCGGTACTGCGCTGGCTCTGGCCGGCGTGGCCTGGGCAGTCATGATCGGCGTGGTCGGACGCTTCGTCCCGGCGATCGCAGTCATCACCCGCTTCATCCCGCTGGGATGGCAGGCTGGTCTGGCCTTCGCTGCCGCCGGTGCTGCGCTGGCTACCGTCGCGCTAACCATCGGCATAGTCCTACCATGGGTGATGAAGTGGGCGGTCGGCGGATTCGCGGCGCTGGTGATCGGTGGTCTTCTCTGGCTGATCGCTGCCAAGCACGATGCCCTGCGGAAGTTGTGGGACAAGACGCAAGACGAGGCTGCAGCTGATCCCGTGCTCTCTGGCACTCTCAAACTCGCTGGCATCAAACTACCTGTGAAGCCATGATCGTCAAAGTATCTCCTCATCTCTACGTCGTCAAGTCGGAGAGCGGCAAGCGTCTCAGCAAACCGATGTCAAAAGAGGCGGCTAAAAAGCGTCTCGGCCAGATCGAGTACTTCAAACACCGAGGGAAGTGAACCATGGCCGGCAGACTCAATCGCTTTGGATGCACTTCCGCGAACGTGATGACGTTCCTGGCCACCGGGTCGTACAATCCGGTGGTCGGTGATTTCGGCGGAGAACCATCGGTAGCCGCCTTCATGGATCTGGCCACCGACGAGATCATCCAGGTGATGCCGGAAGACATGTTCCAATCGATGTTCGACGTCGATCTGGAGCTCGTCGTCTTGCGCGCCACCAAAGGTCAGTTCACCTTCCAGGTTGGTCTGTTTCCGGTGGTGGCCAATCAGTTCCACGTCTGGAAGGGCCAGCCGGTCATGTTCAAGACGCGCCCGCGTCTGCTGACCGAGCTGCTGACCGACATGACGTTCACCGACCCTGAGCTCATCCCTCTCGCTGAGTTGAACTACAACACCGCCAATCCGGCAGATCCGTCAAACCAGTACAGCTTCGACGTTGCCACCGGCCAGGGGTCGCTCAATCCGACGCTCTATCCAGGCGGCATGACGCAGAATGACAAGATCTATTGCACCTATAGCGCGGATCCGACGACACTCAGCATCCCGTCGCTTCTGCAGCTCGTTTGCACCGGCACGGTGGCGAAAATGGGACCGAAGTTCTTCGCTCGCGCCAGCACCACGTGGCAGTTCATCGACGACACTCGCGAAGACTATGCGAACAAGATCCAAGCATTGCGCAAGGGTAGCTGGATCCCGCCAGAAATTCGAATCATGCGTTTCTGGGAAGAGCGGATGCCGGAGGAGGACAAAGAAGCCATCATGCAGGTGGGGCGGCTGATCCGTGCCTAACGCGCTCCCACACAAGGAGACGCAAGCCAGAGATGCCAACTCTCTGTCGGTGGAGGCTCGCGCTGTCGGCCTGCGCTGTCTTGGGTCGACGACCCTCAAACTCGCCCAGAAAGCTGTCGAGATCGCGCTCACCAGCACCAGCGAGCTGTCATTGAAGGAATCGGTGCAGGATCTTCGCGATGTTCGTGGAGATCCTACCTTCAACCAGGCGATCGATACGGATCTCGCCGCCTCGGAAGACGCGGTGGGAGAGCTTCTTATAGAAGCTTTGCAGGCCGGGTTGGAGAGCGAGCTATCACACCAGAAGACCCGAGTGCGCGGTCTTGTTTATCAGATCACGCCGGCGGAAGAAGAGATGATGGCCGGTTATCCCATCCAAGGTCATACTCCGTCGGAGATGTCCGCATCGATGCATGCCAAGTTGCGCTATGAGGTCAATGGCACGATGGCGTCGCCGCTCATCGGTGACTCAGAAGCGGCATCGATGCCACAACTCCTGGGTGGCGTGGTGCAGCGGTTTGCCGACAGTTGCGCGAACGCGGCAGAAGAGGCATACTACGCCGGCACGCAACTCGCGATCCGCATGGTGGCGAAGGCGATCAGAGAGGCGAGACATGCCCATTGAGATCAACCTTGGTTTGCTATCCCAGGATGTCAAGGACTCTGTCAAGGATGGCGCTCTCGACGATGACGTGATGGTGCAATTTCTTTGCAACACTGGCGAAGGTGGCGAGCACGATCCTGACGAGGAGCCGGACGACCGCGTCCGACCATCGCACGCCGCGTTTCACGGTCAGATCTTCGCTCTCGGCGAAGCTCCAGTTCCTCCGCTCGACTACGGCTGTCGTTGCGCCATCCGCTACGTCTCGGTGAAAGGATCCGAGGCGGAAAAGGTCGTGGAGGAGGTCACCGAGGAAGAACCGACCACCACGGTGGAGGCCACCGAGCAGTGGCTGGATGACAACGTCGATGGCTGGAAAACGGTCAAGCGAGCGATGAAAACCGCCGGAGTCAAGGATGCGATGGCCGTCGGCATCAAGGTCGCCAAAGCGAAAGAGATCGACAATGCCAGAATGATCGTGGAGATGATCACTGACGTGATGAGAGGCGCCGAAGATGAGTGACAATCTTGCAGCTTTCAGAAGCCTCAAGTCAGCCGCCGCCGCCATGCGCGCCCTGCCTCAGAAGATCGGCGAGTTCTACGCGAACGGAGGTCCTGGCGTCAGCCAGCCGATCGTTGCCGATCGTTTCCAGGGTGAAGGCAACGCTCGATTCGCTCCTCTCTCAGAGAACTACGAAGCTATCAAGGCTGGTCGCGCGAAGTCTCTCAATGCCGGCCAGAAGCAGAAGTACGGTCACGGCAGCCGACTGCTTCCTAGACCTGGCGGAGGAGGAAAAAGTCTTCCAATCCTGGTGGCGAGCGGCGCGCTTCGCAACGCAGTCGGCTACTCGCGAAACCATCGTGTCACGTCGAGTGGAGACACGGCGCAGATCGCCTTCATCGGCCTTCCCGAATATGCCATCTATCATCACACCGGAGCACCGAAGGTGCATCTTCCCAAGCGATCGCCAGTCGATCCTGATACCCAAGACGTCATCAGGATCAGAGAATTCGCAGAACGATGGCTGAGCGCTCAAGTTGGCAGAGGATCTGCCTCCACGGCGTTCGGTCAAGGTCAAGCCAGAGTCATCTAAGGAGCCTCACCCATGTCCGCCCCTCTCCTCATCAAGGTCCAGTCGGCGACGTTCGCCGGCGTGCCCATCGTCGGAGCCACCAATGCTTCGGTCGAGCTCGGCGGATCGGAACAAACCGCTCGCGGCGACGGCGCCATCGCGGCGCAGATCGCCTACGTCGAAGACATCAAGGGCAAGGTCACGGTGAACGCTCTCCAGAGCGCGATCACGAACACCACCCTCATCCTCCCTGGAGCTGGCGCTCTGGTGATCGTCGGCTTCACGCAAGCTGCCGGCGCTGGAGCTCTGGGTGGCGGAGGTCACACGTGGACGTTCCCCAACGCCACGCTGAACAGCACCACGCGCGGACTCCCGCTCGACGGCAACCCGACAAACAACCTGAACTTCACTTGCGTCGACCCGAACGGCGTCCCCAGCAGCATCTTCTCGGTGACCTGATGATCGGGTACGTGCTACCAGGAGCTCCTACCGCCCCGGAAACGGTGGAGAATGATCCGCGCGCCAAGCGACTGCTTCGCGCCGGACCGTGGCAAGTACAACCGCATCAGGCTGGTTGTCTCATGACGTGGGCCGGAGCTGGACCTCGACCTCTCACCGAGTTCGGCCCGAGTAGAAAGACCGATGACGGGATGCTGTACTTCCCGCCAAAGGTGCTTCCCAACCCGATGAGCCTTCTTCGCGAGGGATTCGCTCAGAGAACTGACGCTCATCGGGTTCAGGTAGAGACCGGAGAAGGCGGCATGGCCGTCTTGCTCATCGTGCCGGCTTACGCCAGCCCGAGAAAGATCCTTGAGGATAACTCTCTCGGGGATTTCGCCACGGCATTTGCCAGGAAGACGCTCAATCTGCTCGGTCAAATGAGCGACAAGAAGACTGGAGAAGACAGTCCCATCGAGGACTTCTCCGCTCAAGTGTTCGACATCTGCAGAGAAGCGATCATGCACACGACGCGGTGCACGAAGGAGCTCATCGCCGACTGCGGCTGGATCACGGAGAACTCTGCTCTCCCGATCTGGAGGGCCATCACTCACGTCCCAAAAGCTGCGCCCGAGCCAGGCAGCGCGCCCTCCGCGCTCAGTGCGCCTGCGGCGGTCTAGAAGGCGTCCTACTCACTCCCGCGGAGATAGTCCAGTTTGCTGACTGGATGCTCTCCAAAGGCGAAGCACCATGACCGAACCCATCATCGTTCCAGTCAGCGTTCCAGGCGCCACCCAAGCGTCGAAAGAGCTGGATCAGGCCGCGGACTCAGCTGCCAGACTCGCCTCTCAAGAAAAGATCGTCACCACGGCGGCTCAAGGTGCCGGGTCAGCTCACACGGCGATGTCGAAGGGCGTTCGTCTCACGCATCTGGAGATGATGGAACTGCAGAAAGTCGCAGCAAAGCTGAACACGTCGATGGCCCAGCAAGGCATGTCTTATCGGAAAGTTGCCGCGGACATGCAGGTGGCCAGGACCGAGGCTAAGTTGCTGAATCAGGAGCAGGGAGGTCACGGCGGAGGCGGGGTCTTCGGTCTCAAAGGTCGCGCCGAGCACATGGCGGCGCGATTCGTTCCTGGCGAAGGTGGTCATCTTCTTCACGCCGCCATGGCTGGCGGACCTGTTCTGGTAGGCCTAGCCGCAGCCGCTTTCGCGGTCACCAAGGCATTCGAACTCAACGCCGAGTACGTCGCTCATCTCAACGAGGTGATCCTGGCAGGTGTCAAGGCCAACCAGGAATACAATGAATCGGTGCGCACCACTCTCTCATCCAAGCAAGACAAAGCTGCGAGCGGGTTCGCACAGATCGTCGACCCGATGGAGTACATTCTCAACCATGGCGGCATGAAGACTGGCGAATTGGCGCTCAAACAGATCCAGGGTGAGGGTCTCGGGCCTGAGGCCATCAAGGGCCTAGCCAATCTCATGCAGCATCGCGGCACGCGTTTCGGAACTGGCGCCAGCGCGATGACGCAACTCGACCTCCTGGAAGAAGCGCAAACCATCGCGTCGAGAACCGGTCTGTCTGTTACGGAGGCCATGGGAAAGATGGGAGAGGGTGGTGGCAGGTACAATCGCGATCGACTCGTGAAGAGGATCAACGGTCGCGCCTTCTCTGGCGATCAGCTCAACACGTGGGGAGACAACGCCGCTTCCTCAGAATTCGGCGCCAACATTGCCACCGCAAAAGGCGACCGCATGCTGAGGATGCGAGACGAGATGACCGACATGTTCGGTCCTCTGATGCGGTCTGGTTCGGCGCATCTTCTCGAGCAAGAGCGTAATCCGATGGCGGACAAGGAGAAGGAATACAATATCAAGCTCGTTCTCGAAGCGCAGATTCTAGAGACTCGGATCAACGCTGATAAAGAGCATCGGTCGTGGTGGGACAACTTCAAGAACACCTGGGATCCATACCACAAGATCTCCGACACGGATGCCAGCAGAGCGAGCAAAGAACTCGACGTCCTTTCGGCGAAGAGGCGATAGACATGTCAGCCATCGGCTCACTATTCTGCGACACGATAAACTGGCCGCAAGGACCACCGTATGTCCACTCGACGGCATATCGTCAGTCAGGTCGCGACGGCAACGGCCACATTCTCGGTCCGCAGTACGCAGATCCGACTATCCTCAGGAGCGAGCATTTCATCGCTAGCATGACTGACGAAGCAGCTTTACTGGATGCTGCCGCCGCGGTTTGCGGAGCGGTGCAGGATGTCGTGGAAGACGTCGCCGGTGGAGGACCAGTGAGCACGCCAGACGTTTTCGTGGAATCCTACAAGGTCGTGAAGTGCGGAGCAGTGTTCAGCGCTCTCGGCAACTTCCACTGCATCTTGGAGTTCACGGTCTACATGCCTTTGGGAAGCTGAGATGCCGACCACTCCGCTCATCCTCCCCAACCGCACTCGAACCCTGGTGCAGATCGCCAAGACTTGGCCGATCGACCCGGGAGGTTGGACTCAGATTGACGCGTGGTGTCAGAGCGCGGTGCTCGGTCTCTGCAATGACGTCGGGTCGGCACAACTCTACACTCCTGCCGGTACCATCTTCAAGCCAGGCAAGTCGGTGTCGCAAGCGATCTCGTCTCTCAACATCGGTGGCCAGTACGTTCAGGTGTCACAATTCGATCCTGCCGGATCTGTCACCGACTCAGAAGATGGCACGAAATACAGTCCGCTCTGGTGGGGCGTCATCAGCAAGCGCATCGTCGCTCCAGACGCGAACCAAGTGGCGTTCTTCAATTCGTACAAGTGCTCCGGTATCATGTCGGTGCTTGACTCGGTCGTGCCGCCATGGCATTTCACCACCACGCAGGCACCTAGCACCACCGCGTCTGATTGTGGCGCCGCGCCGATCTTCAACAAGCTCGGCACGAAAATCTCCGGCAACATGTCGCCCAACCTCTATGACTTCGGCGGCGGCTGGATGGCCCCAGTTTTCGATTTTTCCGGCGACGCGGTGATGTGGACCGCTCTCGACGTGGTGAAGTACTATCTGGGACTTTACATTCTCTTCGGCGGAGGCGGTCCTCGTTTCGATCTCGGAGGTCTGGCGCTCACCGGTGCTCTCGGATTCTCGGAACAATGGGATCTTTCCGGTCACTCTTGCGGAGAAGCGTTGAGCCGAGTGATGTCGCAAAAGCAAGGTGTTGGTTACCGCTGGGAGATGAACGGTTTCCAACCGCGCATCATCGTGGAGTCGTTCAGCCCGACACCAGTCACCGTCCCGGCAGTACCGCCGTTCACCGCGGCGTACACGCTGCCGGCGAATTACGAGCAGATCACCATCGATCTCACCGATCCAGACCACATCCAGAAATTCAACATCACCGAGGACAGCGCGGCCACGGTAGATCAGATGTTCGTGCAAATCTCGCCGACATGGTACGCCGTCACCTTCTCGCTCTTCGACGACTTCATCCAGGACTGGACGCCAGCAGATCAGACCGCGTACGAAGCGCAATCCGATGGTGACAACACGTTCGGATCACTCAACACGAACACCGGCATCGCCAGAGTCTGGCGTCGCTGGAAGATAAACCCAGCATGGAATGGCATCTTCACCGGCGGATTCGTTCTGCCTAACACGCATAACTTCGCTAGTAGCGCTCTCTACGGGTCGAGCGGCTTGGACGGCACCTCATCTGATGACGCGGTCACGGTGGTGAGCCCCAATGTGCTGGAAATGACTGGTGAGCTCCCATGCATCGACGGTTATGACTGGGCTACTCAAGATCCTGCCGCAGCTGACAAGACTCGTCGCAACGCTCCGATCCAAGCATTCGCTCAAGAAGACGACGGCAAATGGTACACTCTTGCCGAGTTCCTGGACAAGAAGAGCATCGAGATCGCCGTCGACTCCGATAACTGCGCTCTCACCTTCGGCGACATACCGAAAGACGAGAACAGTGGCGACAACTGGATCAGAGATGCTTTCGAGGCTGGCAGGAAGATATACGTCACGGTCGGCATGCGCGGCCAGCTCCAAGAAACTGTCTCTTTCCGCAAGGACACGCCTGACTGGGCTCGCGATCAGATGCGCACATTCTGTAAGCAGCGCCCTCATCTTCAGCGTCGAGTCATTCCTTCAGGAACCATCGTCGGCGTCTCTCAAACTGGCGTTCTGCAGTCACCATCCTCTGACGTGGTGATCCAGGATGATCTCGGTCAGGCGCGCAGCATCATGGCGACTAGCACGCCCTGGTGCATCAACCCGGCATGGGCGGTTTCTTTCAGCAGGATCGGAGAGATCGACAAGAACTACGCCAAACCTGGTCAAATGTTGATCGACATTCCCAACTTCGAGGGTTCCATCTCGGCGGTGCTTGGCATCGTCACCTCGGTGGAGTTCAACTTCGCCGAACCTGGCGAGACGATGGTCACCACGAAACACATCCCCGTCGACGTGGAGCAGATCGGATGATAGGCCTTAGCGAAGCTGACAACCGCCGTATCACTCTTCTCGAGGAGATGGTGAACGGCCTCACCGGGCGCAACCAGCTCTCCGGCAATCCCCCAGTCGCGAAGCAGCAGTACTCGATCTTCGTCTCGCAGGCTAACGCATTCGCTCGCGGCCAAGCAGTGGCCATGGGAGCTGGTGGTGTCTGGGCGTTGCTGACTACCGCCACTCCACCGACCGGCTGCCAGCTCTGGGGCATCGTCACGAAGGCGAGCGCCACCGCGTTCTCGGTCACCACGAACGGTCGCGCTGTCATTCCAGCTGGAGGTCTCTCCATCGGCGCTCTTTACGCGTTCAACTTTGGCGCTCCGATTGCTTCAGTAGCTGCCGGCCCATTCCAAGCCTCGGCGATGGACTCTCACAGCGTCTACGTCGTCAATGGCGTGGGCGTCTCAGCGACAGTCGGGTCTACGAGTGCCCTGACGTCGACGATCAATCAAAATAGTCATGGTTTCTCGGTGGGAGACATCGTCGGTTCCACGCCGTCTGGCATGTATAGGCGAGTGTTAGCAGACAACACAGACGATTTCAACGCGATGGCGATCGTGTCATCGGTTCTGGATGCGAATGACTTCATTGCCACTTTCGAAGGCATCGCTGTCGGCGTTCTGAGTGGTCTGACTGCCGGTTCTCGGTACTGGCTGGATCACATTTCTGCTGGAACGGCAACCGCAACGCAGCCATACGCGAATGCTGTGCAGGTGTTCACAGCACTGAATGCGACTGACGTCGACTTTCATGTCTTCCACTCGCAGGGCTACGCCAACAAGACCGGCATCGAGGTGTTGCAGGTAGCGCACGGGTTCATCCGTGGCGACATCCTGCGCATCGACAACCTCGGCGTCTACCAGCTTGCCACGGCTGATAGCCTGACCAATTCCGACGTGGTTGGCATCGTTGCCTACGAGATCGACGCTGACCAATTCGTGCTGATCTCTGAGGGAATCATGCCTCGAGCGATCGGCGGTCCTCTCCCTACCCCTGGTGACGTCTACTTCCTCGATCCAACTGGCGGGTTCACCACCACCAAGCCAGACGCTTTCCCCGTCCAGCTTTTCACCATCGTTGATGGCGGGAATAGCTACTACGTCAACATCCAACGCCTGGCAAGTTCGCCCGATGCTGTCGGTTACATCGTCCATCAGCCCGGCCACAGCTTCACGCTGGGTCAGGTGCTCCGCGTCAGTGGCGCTGACACCTACGCTCTGGCGAAGGCGGACACGGCTGCCAACGCGAAGGCGATCGGCGTTGTCGGTAAGGTCATCGGCGTAGATGATTTCTTCCTGGTCACCAGCGGTCGCATCATTGACGCCACGTTGGCTCAGCCGTCTGGGACCATCCTCTACCTGAGTGCGACCGTTGCTGGTGAACTGACGTCTACTCCTCCACCAGCAAACGTGGTCAGGATCGCCGAGACTCCTGACGATGACGACATCATTGTCAACATCATTCCGACGCCGATCCCGTCAAGCATCCAGATCCAGATTCATCAGATCGCACATCCGTTTACTGCCGTCGGTCAGGTTGTGAAGTGCGTCAGCGATGACACCTATGATCTGGCGCAAGCTGACACGGCGACGAATGCCAAGGTTGTCGGCGTCATCTCCGAGATCATCGACGCAGACAATTTCGTGATGACGATGGCCGGAGTTGTCGGGGGTCTCAGTGGTTTGACTGCCGCTCAAGTCTCGTATCTCAGCGCGACGACCGCTGGTGGCGTGGTAACCACCGCTCCAGGATCGAATGTGGTCGCAGTGTGGGAAGCCATCGACACGACGACGGCGATCGTGAACATCGAGCCACAAGCAGCAGCATCGTCTTCTGGTTACACGTCGCAAGTTTCTTTCACCTATACTGGTAGTGCTCAGACCTTCACGGTTCCTGCTGGAGTAACGAAACTCAGGTGCGTGCTAGTAGGTGCTGGTGCTGGTGGAGGCACTACCGCGGCTGCGAGTCTCAATAGCTACTACGTGTCGAGCACTACTCCAGGATTCACCGCTAGTCAGATCTCGTTTGACGGCTTTCCTGGCGGCGGTGGTGGCGGGATGCGGTTCGTGTTCGAGATCACGGTGGTTCCTGGGAACACCATCACGATCAACATCGGTCTTCACGGAACCGGCGGAGTCAATCCAAGCGGAGCCCCTGGTGCTGGCGGCGCCTCGACTCTAGCATGTCCGACCGGTACCATGACGGCCGGTGGCGGATTCGCTGGAGAATCAGTCGCGTCAGGAAATCCAAGAGACGCTGGCCAGGCTGGCAAAGGTGGAACTACTTGCATAGGAACAGCCATATCATGCATGCCGATCATGGCAACATCTGAAAGTGGAACGCCTGGCGGAATACAGGTTCACACCGCTGGCAGCGCCGTGCGAGGCAAGAGTGGGATCGGCGGAGGCGGCTATCACGACTCTTACAGCGGAAACACCTATGGCCGCGGTGGAGATGCCACCGTTCCAGGATCAGCCGGCAACGGTCAAGATGGCCAAGACGGCTTCTGCATGATCGAGTATTAGCGTCGATCGACGAATGACAGAACAGACGCCACCATGAAGACCATGGCCATCGGCGTCAGGCAGACAAATTGAAAGCAATTACCCCGACCAGCGCCAACTCCAGCCAGAATGGCGAAGCAGAGAGTGACGACGATGAGCGTGATTCTGAAGAGCCAGATGAAGAAGCGGGGGTTGGTCATTTTGGACCTATGATTTCACGGGGTTGACTAGGATGGAGGACCGCACCGGCTGAGCCGGTTCTCACCAAGCTCATTTCTAGCCCACTTTCTGCCCCCGGTCTGATGCCAGATAGGGGTCTCAAACAAAGATGGCCTAGGATTGACCAGAAATGGCTATCAGAACTCACAAGTACTCAGCCAGGAATGCCCGGAGAGCTCTCTTTGCAGCGGTGGATCGTCGAGAACAATTCCACCATCTCGAGACGCCTGATGGGTGAGGAAGCAGAAGAGCTCGACCGCCAACCAGATCCACCTTGTCCAGGTAGTCAGCTTTGTCCGGCGTGATGCGAAAACATCTCGCCACCTCGCGACCCAGGAGAACGATCCGGCGATCTTTCAAGGCGCCACTGCTCATGATCTGAAACGCCGCCATGATTCCCAACGATCGAGGGAACTCATCGCCTCGACCTGACTTGCCAGGCCACTCCTGGATCAGGTTGCCTCGAACGAACGTCTCCAGGAACTTCTCCATCGAGATACCGAGCAGGTCGGCGAGCTTCTCGCCGCATCGACCGGTGATGGGAGGTCCTCCAGATCGAGCCGGTGCCTGGCCGATGATCATCGGGCGCCTGGGTCCTATTCCATGATTGAAGTCAGCGGTCGTGACCCCGGCGAACCGCGATCCGTCGAACTTGAAGTCTCGCATCAGTCCTCCTTCGCCGGCTCGATGCCGTGCATGTGGTATCGAGCTTCCTGGGCGGCACCCTGATCGCCTCTGATGGGCGACCAGGATGCTTTGGCTCTGAGCTTCTTCGCGGCGGCAGCCAAAGCTTTCACGTGATGGATCAGATCTTGACCGGGATGACGTCGATGAAACTCCCTGGGACTGATCCCGGCCTGACCTGACGACTCGAGCTCGGTCGTTGCCAAGGATTCGAGGGAGACGGCTCTCGCCGCCTCCCCCTTCTTCCGAATGACTAGCTTCACGCCTTCTCGGCCTTGGTCGCGGTGATCGGCAGCGGCTCGATGTCGTCCAGCTTGACGTAGTCCGAGGCGCCGGCATCCTCGCGCTCGACCTTGCAACCGCCAGCAAACCATTCGCCGAGATTCTTGATCTCGTTCGGGTGGGCCTCCATCAGCTCGGCCACCTGGGCCTTGAGGAAGATCTTGGCCTGCTTCTCGCCGTCGGCATTGTCGACGCTCGCATCGGCATGAAGGTGCTTGCCCTTGCCGGTCACGGCCCACCACACTGCCTCGCGACCCTCCAGGGTACGGGTCATGACATGCTTCTTCTGGATCGGGTCAAAGCACACTTGGCGGCTGAGCGACTTGCCGGATCGGAACAGCAGTTCTCGAGGAGTCAAGGTGAGGGGATCGTGCTTGGCGAGCTCCTTGAAGACTTGGGCAGCGATCTCCAGCAGCACGTCGGGGTGGGGATTCCCCTTGCCGATGTCGATGCCGATGGACTCGAAGTGCCACTTGGAGGTCTTGTCCTTCGTGAAGGCGACGATCACCGGAAAGACCATCGTGTCTTCGAGGATGCCGACATGGGCCTGACAGGTGGTCGGGTTGGCGAGCTTGAGCTCGATGGCGAGACGCATGGGATTCTCCTGGATGCGGTGGTTGGTTGGTTTCCGCGACCAGCCAGATGGCTGGTTTCGGCCGATACCGATCGGCCTCGTCAGGCGGTGATGTCAGTTCGACGCCAGCTGCATCAGGCGACCGGCTCCTTCCTCGAGGTAGACTCGCCGATCGGCGCAGGGCTCGGCCTGACTGAGGCGGGTGTAGCCGGTGACCATGCCCCAGACCGACCTGGGGTTGACGCGGTCTCCATCCAGCTTCTCGCACAGCTCGTAGGCCTTGATGGCGTCGGCCTTGCCGATGTACAGCCGCTTGTGAAGCACTAGCGAGTCGGCGATCTCTTCCGCAGTGTCGCCGATGATGGTCCTGCGAGCGGCGCGGATCGATTTCGTCAACTCGCCACCATCAGCTTCGGCCCAGGCAGACAGATCGCCTTCCAAGGCGCCGAAGGCACGGTTGCCAGCCTCGTCACCTAGATGACGGATCGAGGCAGAGACGGCCTTGGTCGCTCCCCAGACGATGTGATTGCCACAGACGGTGTCATACAGGAAACAGGTGATCTTGAAAGCGGCTGCCCCGACCTCGGAGTTGGACACGAAGATGCCGCGCTTGAGACCGTTGTTGGCGCCATCATCGACCAAGGCGTTCTCGTTGACCAGAAAGGCAAACATGTCTTTAGCGCTGGCGTAGAGTCCTGCGGGCGCGATCCAATCACCAATCTTGACCGTGAGCCCGCTCTTTCCATTCTTCTTCAGAACATCTTTTTGAGTCGCTTTCTTGGCTCCGGCCGAGTTCTCCGAGACTGGACGAGCCGGCGGCACGCGCCAACCGAGACCTTCCAGGACGCGCAGGCCATCGCAGATCTTGTAGTTCGGAATGTAGGCGTAGCGGCTGCTCGTGAAGGCCTCCACGCTGCCACCAGCAACTGAGATGCGGCTCAGGCTGGTGTCGGCGATGCGGTTCTTGATCGACCAGTCAAGGAGGTCAGCCGCCTTGTCGGTCGGGATGGTCGCCAGGAAGTGAGCCGGCACCTCGGCGCGATTGCACACCTGGCGAAAGGCCCAGTTCGTCATCGGCGCGGTCACGTCCCCGATGCGGAGACGCATGCTGGCATCGACGCCGATGCTCTTGATCTTGACGTCATCCAGGACTCTGCGAGCCTGGTCGGCCTTGTGGCAGCGATCCCGCATCTCATCGATGGTCCAGAAGCGCTCGTCGTCAGGGCGGTCGCGCCACTGATTGTGAGCCTCGTAGAGGTTCTTGGGCTTGGTGGAGGGGGCGGCCTTCTTCGAGGCCTTGGTTAGCGCGGTGGTCACGGGGTTCTCCTTGGAGTGGGGTCGGTTGAGAGGTTCAGCGCTTGAGTAGGATGGCGACGTATATCTTGGCGAGGCTGGGGGTGAGCAGCTTGGCTCGGCCCATGAGGCGGAGAGCGATTCTCTGGCTGCGGTTGCAGCCGCGGATCTGGCGCTTCGAAGCGAGGCCTTGGGTCGCGTAGAGGAGCTGCTCGTACACGCGGGTAGGCTCTCTGGTGCGGATGATCCTGCCGTCGACCATCGAATGGAAGGCGCCGTTGGCGATGATGTCGTTGACGGCGTGGCGCCAGTTGAGCCAGCGAGCGAGACCTGAAACCTCGGCCGACATGACCTGGAAGTAGTTGGGGCGGCTCATGGCTAGACCTCGATGCTGTCTGGGAGGCCTTCGTACGTTCTCGGCTCGTCTGAATCATCGTCGGCAGCACGGGACTTCTTCCAGCCATTGGACTTCGCGACGAGGTCTCGCTGCTGCTGGCTGCGGCCAGCGAAGTGGAAGGCAAGCTGGCACTCCTGCCTGGTGTGGTCATGACCTAGGAACTTGAGAAGAGCCTGTAGTTCCAAGCCAGCAGCTTCGGAGATGGTGGCCGTTCTGCAGCCGCCGTGACGAGCCGCGATTTCCATCACCTGCTGGTAGATGGGTTCGCTGGCCCAGATCTTTTGTGAGAGGTAAACGATCATGGCTTTCTCCTGGGTTCGCATTGCAGAGAGTAGATTAGCACTTGCTTCAGATATGTAAACAGGAAATCATAGATACTGTGATAATAATGACTTAGGTAACTTACTTAACTGCGAAAACTGATGAATCGGGCCTAAAGCATGCTTCTGAAAGAACCAAAGGTCTCTAGTTTACATGTCGAAATGGCGCCATGATGAGCCCGTCCAACCCCAGGGAAACCTCATGGCTCACGGCATCGATCGTCGTCACAGAACTCATCGCCTCCACGATTTCCAAGTGCGCGCTATCAGGTGGCTTGCCAGGAAATCGCTGATGAGTCAGGAAGATCTGGGCGTCATGTACCGCACCACCCAGTCCAATATCAGCTACATCATTCGTGGTTTCACCCACTCCTGGAGATGATCATGGGCATGGACGTCTCGGGCATCAAGCCCGTCACCGAAGCAGGCAAATATTTCAGGGCCAACATCTGGTCCTGGAGACCAATTCTCTATCTCATCATCGAGTGCGAGAATGAGCATCGCGCCGAGACTGGCAAAACTAGTCTCTCTGACGAGATCTTGAAGGGCATGTCATTCAACGATGGAGATGGTCCTCGCACTGCTGATCAAGTCAAGATACTCTCCGATGCGATGGCCAGGAAGGTGATGGCCATCAAGGCCGCTGGTTTAGACGTCATCCACGTCAAGAACTGGAAGCGTGATGATGTCCACGTCGATCGCGCAGGTCAACTCAAGAGCGGTTCCCCTACGAAGATCGAAGAATCGCCATACTCAGCCAGCATCGAGCATCTCGAGGAGTTCGTCGCGTTCCTTCGCGGATGCGGCGAAGGTTTCGAAGTCTGGTGAGCCAGCCTAGGATCCCGATGATATGAGATGTCCTCACCCCAAAGACCTCGTCGAGCATCTGTACCACGGCAGCGGAGTCGTGGTCCAGAGGCATCGTCGGGTCCACGGGGTCATGATCGTCGTGGCTTTTGACGATGGTCGTCGAGCGACATTTTCATGGAAACAAGCACAGCGCTGGTTCGTGATTTGTCCTCTGAAGACTTTCTCTCACCAAGTAGCCCCCTTATACTATTCTTGAACTAATTTCTCTTCTCTCTTAAGAGAGTAAGTTAAGAGATACATATCAAGGGGGGTAGTCGGTGAGAATAACTATTCGGAAAGAAAGGACTCGATGAAAATCGTCGATCTCTGGAAGCAGCTGTTCGAAATGAACGAGCTACTTCGCAAGAAATCCTCAACGCCGCTCACCGACCAGGAACTCAGGTTGGTTGCTCAGGCGGCATTCCCGTCCAATAAGCGAGCCGCATCGATCCAGCGCGTCTCGTGGATGAGGCACCAGTACAATGCTGGCACCGGCTTCTACAGGAGCCGCGGCCGAGCCAGAATCCGCTCACACGCATACGACGCCGAAGGGCGAAGGAGAACGTCATGACTGCAGTTCGCAGAACCAGCATCAAGAAGCCTCGCCCGCATCTCGTCACAGTGGATGTCCGCGCTGGCGATCAGAAAGGCCGAGTCTTTCGCTTCTGGTGCCACGAGCTCACGATTAACGAAAAGCCGAATATCGAAAACATCACTTTCGGATTCGGCGAGGTCTACCCGACGCATCTCTTTGTGAACAGTTTCGCGGCGGACATCATCTGCTCGCGGGTCGTCAAGAAAACCGTCAGCTTGGCGAGGAAGCGCAAGTGAAGCGTCGCGAGCTGATGCCGCACCAGCAGGTCGCCTTCGATCGGTTCGCTGACCAGGACTGGGCAGCGTTCATCATGGAGATGCGGCTCGGCAAGACGATCACGTCGATCCGATGGTGTCAGCATCGTCTCAAGGTTGCCGGAATCGAGCCAGGATGCGAGCAAGTTCTGGTGGTGGCGCCGTCGACGCCGCTCGTCTCCTGGCAGGAGGAGTTGGAGAAGGAATCACTCCGCTGGACCATGATCAAAGGCGAGAAGAAGAAGCGCGAAAAGATCATGGAGAAGCATGGTGGTGGCGAGGCCGGCTGGTATCTGATCCAGTACGAGACGCTGCTTCACACGTCATCTGCCTGGTTAGGAAACTGGCACGCCATCTTGCTGGATGAGAGCACGGCCGTCAAAAATCCGAGAGCTCAGATCACGAAGGTCGCCGTCAGGGAGCTGAGCACCGCGCCGATTCGCGCCATCCTCACCGGTCTCACTAATCCTGAATCACTGCTCGAAGTGTGGACCCAGATGGCTTTCGCCTCTGGTGGCGAGTGGATGGGCTGCAGCAATTACTGGACATGGCAGCAGCGTCACTTTTTCAAGGCCGGGTTTGACATCATGGCCAGGCCCGGATCGGCCAAGAAGATCAAGGAGCAGTTCCATGTCGATGGTCACATCCTCACTCGCCAGGAAGCAGGTCTCGGCTCGATCAAGATCCGAGAGAAGCTGACCGGATCCCTGGAAGGTGACGCCTTGCGGATCTACCGGCAGTCAGTCGAGAGGTGGGAGATTCCAGGTCTCGAGGCGAAGAACTCGCTCGTGGTCGGTACCTGGATCCGCAGGATAGCCGGAGGCCACGTGCCGGGGAGAGAGCTACCGTGCTGGAAGTACGCGGCCCTGGTCGACTTGCTTTTGACTCAACTCAAGAACGAGCAGGTCGTGGTCTGGTTCTCCTTCAACCTCGAGCTAGCTCGGGTGTGGCGGGAGCTGAAGGCGGCAAACATTAGCGCCACGTGGGTTTCCGGCGAGGTTGAGGTGCCAGAACGAAGGCGGCGGAGGAGCCTATTCCATGAAGGCAAGCGACGCGTCTTCCTCTGCCAGGTGGCGTGCGGCAAGTACGGTCTCGATCTTTCTGCTGCTGACACTGAGATCTATTTCAGCAGCCCGTACTCATTTGAAGGAAGACGCCAGTCGGAAGACCGACTCGAGCATCCTTTGAAGAAAGCTCCGATCCTCGTGGTCGACCTGGTGACGGAGCGCACTGTCGACGAGGATGTCCTCGAGTCTCTTGCTGCGAAGAATGAGTCAGCCCAGTGGCTCATGACCAAGATTCAAACCAACAGGAGGCTCGGATGAGGTTGCTCAAGAAGAAACTGGTCAAGATGACGTCGACCTTGGGGTTCGCTCTCGTAGGATCTCGAAAAGAACTTGTCGGCGTCGGCGCGCTCGGCGAGAACGAGAAAGGCAACACGTACAAGCTTTTCGGGAACCTCGGCAACTTCCTCACCGTCGACCCGGGGCTCGGCGGAACTGGCTGGGCTCTCTGGAGCAGGATGCAGCATGACGAGCTCGTGCCACCCATCGATTCCGGTTCGATCTCGTCACCGACGAAGAATCGACCATGGTGGTGGCACGCCGCCGAGATCGCGGATCGACTCGGTGATATCGCCAGGAGGTCGACCGTCATGGTCGTGTACGCCGAGCTGCCCCAGTTCATGGAGGCGGGCAAGGGACTCGCGGCAGCCAGGGATGGTGACCTGGTGAAGCTCACGACCGTGTTCGGCGCCGTCATGGGCAAGCTCTGCAACAACCAATCCAGCATCTTCTGTCCAGTGCCGATCATGGAGTGGAAGGGTAATATGCCGAAAGACATCTTGGAACCACGCATCCGCGCGAAGCTTCCCAAATGGCGACCCAAGACCGACAAGTCGCACGAGATGGACGCGGTCGGGATCGGCCTGTTCGTGAAAGGACATCTATGAAAGCTCCAAAATCCTCCACCTACGATCCCAGAGTGGACGGAACATCCCAGTCAATGCTGTCCATCTGGCTCGAATGCCGGGAGATGGCCAGGCTTGGCATCGTGCGAGGCTTGGACAGCACGCACGCTTCGAAACCGCTGATCTTTGGGGCGCTAGGTCACTCTGCCATCGCTCACGCGTTGGTGTCGAACCGGAAAACGGTGAACGGCCTCATTCGCGGCGTCCAGGATGACCTAGCGCACGCCCAGAAAGAGTTCTCGGCAGAAGATCGAGAGTTGACGTCGACGGCGACGGACATCAAGATCGAGAGTGTCGCGGTGCTGGGCAAGATCCTGCCAGCCTACTGGTCGAAATGGGGGGTTGGCGATCTGAAACGTGACTGGCTCAAGATCGAGGAGAAGTTCAAGCTGGACCTGACCATGCCCGACGGTGCCTCGGTTCCCTATGTCGGCAAGATGGACCGGGTGTTCCAAGGCAAGAAGACGCCTCACCTGGTCGAGACGAAGTTCAAGGCTCAGGTGTCAAAGAACATCAGCGACACGCTGCCTCTTGACACGCAGATCGGCGCCTACTCGACGGCTCTCACCGAGATGATGGGCGAGGAGCCTGGCGAGATCATCTACGACATCTGTCGCCGTCCAGGATTGAAGCAGGGCCAGGACGAGAGCCTGGTCGAGTACGCGAAGCGCTGTGGCGACGAGGCGATGAAGGACGAGGATCACTACTTCACAAGACTCGAGATTCACCTGGATCGGCATGAGAAGGAGACCCACAAGTTCAGGCTTCAGAAGCTGGTCGAGGAGTTCTATGCCTGGTGGAAGACGACCACTCAGAAAGATCGAGATCTTGGCTGGAACGGGTCGAGGTGCGACCAATACGGCGGCTGCCACTTCCTTCCCGTCTGCAGCAGGGGCGATGAAGCTAGCTTCCGGCTTAAGAAAAGACATCATCCAGAACTGTGATTCTGAAACGCGTGAAATTGGTAGAACACGAGCTCGCGACCGGATAGGATCGAAACCGGTTGCCAATCATCCAGACCCGAGCGCCCAGGAGCGACTCGGGTCTTGGCGTCACCAGCCAGGAGATCGACAATGGCGCTCATCAAGAAGATCGGGGGAAAGAGCGCCATCGCGTCCTCCCCGAAACGACCGACCATGCAGCTTCCAACGAAAGCGAGCGTGCCTCCGACACGATTCAGCGATTACTCGATGCTGATCTATGGTCGCAAGAAGATCGGCAAGACGACGCTGTGCGCCCAACTTCCGAATCCCTATTTCATCTCCACCGAACCGGGCACGAAAGCTTTGCGGGTTCGGTCAAGCAACGTGACCAGCTATCAGGACATCAGCGCGCTGATGGATCAACTCGAGGCCAAGTTTGCCGGTGGCGAGAAGTACTGCGACACCCTGGTCATCGACACGGTCGACCTGGTGTACGACCTGGCCTGGAACAAGGTCTGCAAGGACAAGATGATCAACCACCCGAGCGAAGAGAAAGACTTCGGCGCGACCTGGAAGGAGATTCGAGACCTCTTCCGCTCGGTCGTGACCAGGGCTCTACGGCTCGGTTGCGGCGTGGTGTTTCTCAGCCATGATACGGAGAAGGAAGTCGAGCTTCCAGATGGCGAGAAGATCGAGCGTCGCATGCCGACCATGGCGGCTCGCGCCCTGAACGAGATCGAAGGTATCGTGGACGTCATCGGGTTCTACGATTATGCTGATGGACTTCGCTATCTCCGTATCAAAGGCAGCGACACCCTGGTCGCCGGGTGCAGGTGCGTGGAGAACTTCCGCACTCCTGATGGTGAGCGGGTCGAGGAGATCCCGATGGGCGACGATGAGAAGCAGTCTGCCAAGAACCTCCAGCTCGCTTTCGACAATCGCCAAACCATGATCGGCGTCAAGCCGAAAGAGACTCCAGCGGCGAAGCGTCTCATCCTCGCCAAGAAGAAGTAACAACTCAACCCCGACGCGTCAGCGTCATTCCCAGGAGAACACCATGTCAGGACTCGGTCTGAAAGTACCCAAATCCGTTTTCGAGAAGGGCCGCGAGGCCTATAAGACGAATCCCAATGGCGGATTCGCCGACGACGTGGAGCTCACACCAGGTCGCCACGTGGCTATCGTGACGGGCGCTCGCGGCGTCACCACCGATAAGGGCAACTCGATCGTCATCGATTGCAAGATCGCTGGTGAGAGCGAGCAGGCCGGCGGGCGCGTCAGCGTCTGGTACAGTCTGGACGAGGAACGAATCGTCCACCTGTTCCGCACCCTCACCATGCTCGGTTATGACGTTGGAGATCTCGACGAGAAGATGCTCGTCGAGATCATGGCCGACCTCAAGGAGAACACGCCTGTCGTGCGCCTGACCGCCAAGCAGAAGGGTGAGTATGTCAATGTCTATATTGACAAAAAGCTCGACGACGTCGAAGCTTCCGACTCCGGCGGCAGTTCCGCCGCGGACGCCGACGCTGGTGGTGGCAAGGCCGGCATCAAGAAAGGCGCCCATGCCAAGGCCGACGACCTCGAGGACATGGATCGCGATGCCCTGAAGGCGGTCGTGGAGGAGGAGGAGGTCGAGATCGCGATCAAGAAATCCGTCAGCGATGATGCGATCCGCGAAGCCATCCGCACAAAGCGCTCGGAGAAACCTGGCAAGGAAGAGAAGGAGGAGAAGGCCAAGGACGATCTCGACGAGAAGGATCGCGGCGAGCTCAAGGACATCATCGAGGAGGAGGAGATCGAGCTGGCGGTGAAGAAGGCGACCACCGAGGACGAGATGCGGGCCGCCATCCGCGAGCATCGCGAATCGAAGGCAGGTGGAACCGAACCCGATCCCAAGGCCTCGGAGCAGTCGGTCGAGATCGAGATCGGCATGTCGGTCAAGGCCATCATCAAGGGCAAGAAGGTCGACGCCAAGGTCGTCTCCATCGACGAAAAGAAGGGAGAGCTGAAGGTCAAGACCAAGGATGGTGCCATCCACAAGGTCACCCCGGACGATCTCGAGCTCGAGTAACTGGTCTGCCAGCTGGCGTCGCAGCAGTCTCTGCGGCATTTCCATGGCGAGAGCTTCGTGTTAAGAAGAGCCGGTGATCATCGCGCGGATGATCGAAACCGGCGGCCGGTGAGAACCCGGCCTCTCTCCACTTTCAACCCGGGCCCAGCGCCCTAACCCAGGAGAGCAAGCATGCTCGACACGAATGACATCAAGTCCGACCTCAAGCGCCACCAGGAGAAGCTCGTCAGCGGCGAGCGGTATCTGGCGCTCACCCAGGCTCGCGTGGAGAAGCGCCGTGTCATCATCGCCAGGCTCCAGGCCAAGCTGGCTTCAGCCACGACGATCCAGACCTCCAGCAAGCCTGTTGAGAAGAAGGCAGGCGCGAAGAAGCCCGTCAAGACCGAGAAGATCAAGCTCGCTTTCAAGAAGTCGTCCACCAAGTAGGGGTTGGTGGGAGGAATCCACGGGCTGAGTCCCCGAGGCGCCTGGCAGCGCGAAAAGCCCCCAGCGCAAGCTCATGGGTCAACGAGTGGTGCGGATGCAACGCCGCCTAGCCACCAAGGCGGCCAGTCCTAGTGACGCGCCGCGACGCCCATCGGGCATCGGCTAGCCATCTCTACAAGGCACCACCGAGCCGCCCCTAACGAAGGCTCGGTCTACAGGATCCTAGAATGCCCCTAACCATTCTGAGGAGACGGGAGTGGGTTGGAGTGCCAGGTCATGAAGGCCTGGATCTTCTGCGAGGTGACTGGCTCGGGTACGACACGGAAACCACGGGGCTCGATCCCTGGGGAAAGCGTGGCGTCGACAGACAGACCTGGCCAGCTCGACCGTTCTTCTTCACTTTCTGCGACCCCGATGGGAGAACAGCTTGGGCTAGATTGCCGGTTTGTGCTCAGACCAGGCAAGTGAGCATGACCGATGACGTGAGAAAGGCCTTGGAGCCGATCCTTGTCAACGAGAAGATCGCGAAAGTCGCTCACAATGCGCCATTCGATCGCCACATGACCAGGGCCGTCGGGTTGCCGCTGGTCGGCGAGTGGCTGTGCACCATCATCGGTACCTCGGTCATCTCCTCGGACGAGATAACGTACGCTCTCAAGCCGCTGTGCAAGAAGTACCTCGACATTCCGATCGATGACGAGACCGATCTGCAGAAGTCCACCATCTCGGCCAGGAGATTGGCTAAGAAGAGAGGTTGGGCCATAGCCGAGGAGCTCAAGGCTGACTACTGGCTCGCCGATCACGAGGTACTGAAGAAGTATGGAGTCACGGATGCCGTGAGAGTGGCGACTCTTAGAGCAGCTCACATCGAGCATTTCAAGAACCATCCTGATGCCCAGGAAGTTTACGACCGAGAGATGGCTCTCATGGCCACCTTGGAGCGCATGGAGTGCCTCGGCGTCGCCATCGACTCGAAGAGAAACGACGAGCTGACCGGATTCTATCGATCCATCGCCAACAGAGCGAAGAAAGGCATCGATCTCGCTGGCGGCAAGGACCTGAACGTCGCCTCGCCGAAGCAGATGACGATGGAGTTTTTCGGCGTGCGAGAGCACGCGCCGATCAGGTACTCCAAGAACAAGAAGAAGGGCAACGCGCCGGTGGCCTGCCAGCATTGCAAGGGGTCAGGTTGCCTGGTGTGCCAGGACACTGGCCAGAACCCGAAATGCGATGGTGAGTTCCTGGAGCACATTGGCGTCAAGCGAGAGCATCAGGCTGATGGCTCTGAAAAGCTCGTGATGGGCGACCCTTTGGCCTGGCACATTCTGCACCACTCAGCCGCCTCGACGATGCTGCACTTCACGGAGCAATACGCGGCACTGTCCGTGCTCGAACTAGATACCGGTTGCAAGATCATTCACCCAAACTACAAGCAAGCCGGCACCAGGACCGCGCGCATGAGCGCCGAGAGACCTAACCTTCAGAACGTGGCGAGCGACGAATCAGGCAAGAAGAAAGTCGACGTTCCCTATCGTCCCAGAGAGGTGTTCGTTCCTCGACCTGGCACGTTATTTTACGTGCCTGATTACTCGCAAATCGAGGTGTGGATTCTGGCCTTGCTCGCGAAGGACAAAGAGCTCATCAACGCGTTGGTAGCTGGAGGAGACGCCCATCAGAACGTCGCTGACCTGATCTGGGGACACACGTACGACAAGAAACTGGCGAAAATCTCTGCAAAGAAAGACCAGTCGTCTCTTTCTAAAGAAGAACTCTCTAATCTGAAACGATACAAGATCGGTCGCAAGCGCGCGAAAAATCTTCAGTTTTGCAAGATCTATGGTGGCGGGCCGGGAAAGATCGCCCAGATGACTGGCACTTCTTTGGAAGAAGCCAAACAATTCATCTCCGATTATGATGAAAGACTACCCGGCGTGCGCAAGTTCATGGGCGAGAGTGTCGGTCTCGCAAAACATCAAGGAGTCGTTGTCAATCCATTCGGCAGAGTTTACAGCATCGATCCGGGCTATGAATATCGCGCCACCAATTACCTCGTCCAGGGAACAGCAGCAGAGGTCATGAAGAACGCGATGATCGGTCTCGACGAGTGCTATATAACCAAGTGGCGTGATCAGGCTAGGATCTTGCTCCAGATCCACGATGAGCTGATCATCGAGGTCGACAAGGAAATCGACTGCAAAGAACTCAAGCAGGATACGGTGAGGATCATGGGAGATGACGCGATGAAGCTCGGTTCGCCGATCCCGTTCCCGGTTGGTTTCAAGATAGCGACTGAGAGATGGTCGCAAACGACCGACGTGACGGTGACGGCGTGAGCGAAGCCGAGAAATCTCCGGACATCATCCGCACCCTCAACTTCTGGGGAGCGGCCATGAGAGCTCCCAACGGCTCTGGAAACTGGGTTGGTGACTGTCCTCTGTGCGGGAAGGAGAGGCACTTCTTTTGCGATGTCGACAAGACGGTCTGGGATTGCAAGGTGTGCGGAGCAAGCGGGAACCATATCTCGTTCCTAACCGCCATCTGCAAGATGAATTCCGACCGAGCGACGAAGAAGCAGTGGACAGAGCTCTCTCAGCACCGCCACCTACCGATCAGCGTCTTGAAGGAAGCCGGTCTGGGATATGACGGTTTCCACTGGCTCGTGCCGTGCGCCAGTCCCAGGGGAGTGATCCATGACGTGAGACGTTACGATCCAGAGACCAAGATGATGATGAGCACGGCCGGTTGCAAGGTGCAGCTGTGGATGGGAGACAAGCTCGCGGAGGCTCCTGAGGGAACCAGGGTGTGGCTGTGCGAGGGCGAATGGGATGCTATCGCGATGATGTGGTTGCTGAAGGAGATGGAGGTCGATGATGACGTGGTGGTGGCGGTGCCTGGAGCCGCCGTGTTCAAGAGCCACTGGGCCGACCTGTTCCGCAACAAGCAAGTCATCACGTGCTATGATGCCGACAACGCCGGCGACATGGGCACTGACCGAGCCATCAGAAATCTCGCAGGAGTGGCGAGAGCTGTCAAGCATGTCTCATGGCCTGTCGGGCGCCCGACCGGTTGGGACATCAGAGATCACATCGTCGACGGCATGAAGAGCGCCGGTCCGTCGATGACGTTCAAGTCGATCATGGGATTGCTCTCCGACAAACCGAGACACCATGACGAGGACAAGAGAACAACCGACGAGGAGGATCCGCGCGAGATAGATGCCAACGGAGAGCCGCTCGAACCGGCCACGTTTCAGGAAGTCGTCGAGACGTTCAAGAAGCACGTGGTGATGACCGACGATCTCGAACTCGCTCTCATGTGCTCGCTGGCGGTGATCAGCTCCAACGAGATTCCTGGTGATCCGGTGTGGATGTACCTGGTCGGACCTCCCGGAGCAGGCAAGACGATGCTGCTGAGCGCGCTATCAGAAACGAAAAGAGCCGTGTTCAGGTCGTCGGTGACTCCTCACTGCCTGATCTCTGGATGGAGAGGCGACGCAGGATCCGCCAAGGATCCAAGCTTGATTCCTCGTCTGAAGGGAAAGACCCTGGTGGCGAAGGATTTCACCGAGATTCTCTCGATGCCGGTCGTCGCCCAGGAGGAGGTGTTCTCGACTCTTCGCGGCGCCTACGATGGCTACGTGCAGAAGACGTTCGGCAACGGCATCACCAGGGAGTATCTGGACTGCCACTTCTCTCTCCTGGCCGGCGTGACATCGGCGATCCATGGTAACAGACAAGCTCTGCTCGGCGAGCGGTTCTTGAAGTTGCAAATATCGAAGCTCGAGGGAGCGCAAGCTGACAGCATCATCGAGTCTGCTATTCGCATGGTCGGCATCGAGAAGAAGATGGAGACCGAGACCAAGCTCATGGTCTCCAGGTTTCTAATCAGGCGTCTCGACCCTGACACGTTGCCTGATCTGCCTCCAATCTATGCTCAACGGCTCACCGCTCTCGTGCAACTCGTGGCAGCCATGAGAGCCCAGGTGGAACGAGAGAAGTATCGTGACGACGTGGTCGTTTACAGGCCTATCGCGGAGAATGGCACTCGCCTGGCCAAGCAGCTCATGAAGCTCGGTCTCTCCATCGCGCACGTTCTCGACAAGAAGTCAGTGGATGCCGAGGTCTACGGGATCATCGAGAGAGTGGCGATGGACACCGCTCACGGGTTCAACATCGACATCATCGAGGCGATGATGAAGCTTGGCGGAACTGCAGAACGAGGCGCCATAGTGGAGGCGATGAAGGTCAACTCGGCAACCATCTATCGCAAGTTCGACGACCTCACCCTGTTCGGCATCTTGACACCCAGGAAGAAATCGAGCAAGGTCGGCAGACCGGTCGTGGAATACATCATCAACCAGCGAATCCAAGATCTTTGGATGCGCGCAAAATCAGGAGACCAGTCATGGAAGACGGAGAAGAAACGAGAGAGCAAGCCAACAACAGAAATGGAATCCCCCAACGAGGAAGGGTCGAACAGGCCGTCCTTGAATTTCAGAAAAAAGTTGGTGCTCCGCCGCCAGCAAGGTTGATGACGTTCGACAAGAACCATCGACTCGATCTCTGCAAAGCAGCATCTCATCTGAAGGACATCAGTTCTCATCTGAAGGAGGTGTTCAAGGTCACCAAGGATCAGAGATATCTCCGGGCAGAGCTCATGATCGAGGAGCTCGGCGAGGTGGTGATGGCGATGCACGAGCTGGACGAGGTAGAGCTGCTCGACGGTCTGGCCGATCTGCTCTACGTGACCGCGGGAACGGCCACCCAGCTTGACGTGCCTCTCGACGCGGCTTTTTGGGAGGTGCACAGGTCGAACATGACCAAGCACAAGGCCGCCGCCTCTCATCAGGGAGACAAGGGCAAGGGAGCTGACTACTCGCCACCGGACATCTCCGGCCTGCTCAAGGACTGGTTCGGCTACTGATATGCTCATCACCAGAAAACCAAAACCGACCGCCATCGGTTGCCACATCTACGCTGGCGGGTTCACGCTCGGGATCAGGGAGCACTTCAAGGTGCTCGCCCATCTCGAGGAGGGACCGTTCGGCGTGGAGACTGCCAAGAAAAACATGCCCGACTTGGGCGTCCTCTATCCGGAAAGCAACTGGGGACCGGTTACCGATTACGCGAGAGACCAGTTCGACCTGCTCTACGGCAATCCGCCATGCGCGTCATGGTCTCAAGCCGGCGTGAAGGTGAGAGACAAGGAAGACCGGAACGAAGCCAGGTGGTCGAAAGACGGTCGGACCGATTGCACCGTTCGCCTCTTCGCTCTTTTGGAGAAGTTACGCCCCAAAATCTTTCTTTGGGAGTCGGTCGCCGCCGCCATGAAGAACGGCGCGGCGTTCGTCCAGCAGAGAGTCGAGCAGGTGAACAAACTCGGATATCATGCCTGGTTGATCACGTTCAACGGCGCAGATTGCGGGTTGCCGCAGCGTCGCAAGCGGTTCTTCTTCCTGGCATCAAAGGTGAAGGTTGATGTCGAGGGACCTCCTGGAGGAGGTATCGTCACGGTGCGCGAAGCCTTGGCCTCGATCCCGGCAGGTTCGTCCCAGGAAGGCGCCGTGCCGAGCGATAACTACCTGAGAATCCTCAAAGCCATGAAACCTGGAGAAACGTCTCTCAACGAGACCTTCGAGCGGTTGAACGCTGGGAAGGAATACGAGAGGAACGCGCATGGCATGGTGGCTGGCAGGCCTGGCTTTCTCAACATCAGATTGCAGATGGACGAGCTGTCGCCCACGATCACCGGCGGTCCTCAGTTCTTCCACCCGACACACCATAGACCGCTAACGGTGAAAGAGCAGCAGGTGATGTGCGGTTATCCGCATGACTACGAGTTCGTTGGTGGCGTCAATGACAAGTACGCCCAGATCGCCAAGGCCGTTCTCCCTCCAGCGGCACGATGGATCGGTGGCGTGGCCGCCTCGGCGATACGATCGAATCGGAAACTTGCTTCCCCGATCGGATCCACCATCTGCGACTTCCTATCATGACCAAGACACTCACATCCAAATTCCGCATGGACGAGAGCATCATGCTCACGACCACGGCCTGGGCCCAGTCTCGATCGAAAGATCCGTCCAGCAAGGTTGGAGCCTGCATTCACGATCCGGTGACCGGCGGTCTGTTCCTGGGTTACAATGGTTTCCCTCATGGCGTGGAAGATCGAGAGGAATGGTGGACCCGAAAGATCGAGATGGAAGATCTTCTAACCAAGTATGACCTGGTGGTTCATGCCGAGAAGAACGCCACTCGCAAGGCGATGCTGGCAGGCGTGTCATTGCCAGACGCGTCCTTGTATTGCACTCACCTGCCATGTCCTGCCTGCATGCGCGACGTAATCTGCGCGTGCGGCATCAAGCGGGTCGTTTATGATGTCGAGAAATATCCGTCATTAACAGTCAGGGGTGAGTGGATCGTCAGATCTCTCGCCAAGATGTGCGGTGTCGAGCTTGTCAGAGTCACCATCTCATGATCACATTCCAGGAGAACCGCGCATGAGCCAGATCGCAACTCACTCAAACCTCGACTGCATGTGGTCGGATCTGCTCGCAGATCTCGCAGAAGGGTCAGAGACGCCGAGCCGCAACGGTGGTTGTCGAGAGATCGTCGGTTGGGCCGGTGGTTTGTCGAACCCTCAGTATTGTGCCATCGCCGATGATCGGAGGAAATGGTCCGCCGGTTATGCGTCGGCAGAGTTGCTCTGGTATCTGATGGGAAAATCAGACAGCGAGATGATGTCCGCCTATTCAAGTAAGTACGCTGGTTTTTGCAACGATGGCGAGGCCATGGGAGCTTACGGCAAGCGGATGCGTTCCAATCCAGGTATCGCGGCGAAGGGAGGAGGCCGCTCCTCGCTTCGCGTCGCTTTGGACGTCTTGCTGAAGAAGCGAGAGGATCGTCGAGCGGTGGTGGCCCTGTTCGATTCCGGTGACGTGGTCGAGGCGGAGCGTGGAGAGTGGAAGGATTTGCCATGCACGCTCACGCTGCAGTTTCTGGCCAGGGATGGTCGTCTGCATCTCCAGACGTCGATGCGGTCGAACGATGCATGGTTGGGAACTCCATATGACGTGCACTGCTTCTGCCAGATCCAGGCGTTGATGGCGGCGGCTCTCGATCTTCGACTGGGCAAGTATCTCCATGTCGTTGGTTCCATGCACCTTTACGACTCGAACTATGAGAAAGCGACACAGATCGTCGCTCTGCCGGCGATGCTGAAGCTAGCAGTCGCGGTACCAGAACCGTCCGTTGCGTGCGCAAAATCCTTTTTTGAGGAAGGAGTGCCTGAGTGGGTGCGTGATCGAGAGAATGAATTCAGGAACGGAGACTTCAGCGAAGTCTATTCAGTTTTGGAGCGTGTCAAAGACCCAGATGATGGCTGGTGGTGCGAGAAGCTCCTCGCCTGTGCTAGGAAACTGGGGGCTCCTCTGGCAGTCGTGGATGCTCCTCTATGGGCGAGAGGAGTGGCGCCATGAAGAGGACAAAGGCGAAACTCATCCGCTTCGCAGCTCGATGCGAGACGAACGTGAAGGTGAATCTGCTCGACCCGTCGGTGAGAGCCCAGGTCGAGTGCGAGGAGAGAGCCAAGCGCGAAGGAGTGATGAAGTGCGCTCTGGCGCTGGCGCAGTTCTTGGCGAAGCATTTCTCATCAGAAGAGCTCGTCAAGGTGGCGGGAAAGAGGCGCATGCAGATCATCGTCGACGTCCTTAGCGACAAGGACATGGAGGGAATGAAGTCGACGGACGTGGTGATGGAGATCGCATGATGCGCATCTTCGTTCTATTTCTCGCCATCATCGGAGCCGTCGTTGCTGAAGAGACGATCCCTGATTGGGTGCTGATCGGCATCCCTTCCGTGGAAAGCAAGTCCTGGTGGTCAGATGATGGTGTTCTCCATTATGTCGATCAACGCCGCGGATCGCACGGAGAATTAGGCCCGTGGCAAATGCGCCGCATCGCCTTCAATGACATCCGCCAGCACGGCGAGCAATACTGGCGCATCGAGGTTGACCGTGAGTTTGCGGCCGAGTGCGCGGCTAGGTATCTGCGGCTCATGTACGAGCGCAGCGGATCGTGGGAGCTGGCCGTTCAATGGTTCCACGCCGGTCCGCATCACCGCGCGCCGGAATATCTCAACGCCGTGAGAGCGGCAGGAAGTAAGCCATGAACGAACCCCACGTATCCGCCGGCCTGGCAATCGACCTCGGGGCGTTGAAGGCGCACGCGCTGACCGTCACTGGTGAAAATCAGGTGATGATGCGCCCGGCGCACGTCGTCGCGCTGGTCGAGATCGCGCTGGCGGCGAAGGAATCCGATGCGCTGGACAACCTGCCGGTTCGCACCACGCCGAAATACGCAGCGTTCTATGTGGCCAACGCACGACTGCGCCGCGCGCTCAAGGAGATAGCATGAAGGACACACCATTAGCCGGCCGTCGCTGCATCGTCTGCGGCCATCCCACACCCTCGTCCCATGATTGCCCGGAGGTGCATGACCACTGCTGGGGAACGCTTCGGGAAATCGTCGCCCTTTGGAGACCCCCCATGACCAACCACGCAACGAGACTGGCCGAGGCGACGGCGTTGCTCGCCAGGGTCAGCAAGATCCGCCGATTCTCCACCGCGTCTCAGCACTGCGAAGGGACTGAGATATGCGTCGTGAACGGCGAAGAGTTAGATCGCATCGACGCCTTCCTCGCCGCGTCCACGGCGCCGGGGGAGCCGGGTAAATATGGCACCGTTCCCATGCCCCAGCAAGAGGCGCTGACGGCTGCGCTACAAGAGCAGGCCAACCGGGACTTTCAGCAGTCCTTGAGGAAAGTTAACGCCGAGTTTCAGCCAGCAGACACCGGCACGGTGGGTGGGGAGGATGCGACCACCGAGGCTATGATCGCCGCAATAGAGGATCTAGGCAGGCTTGCCGATGAGCACGACGCCCTACGCGCCGACCTTCGCCATGTCGAGGGGGAGCGGGATGCGTTGCGCGACAGGTTCTTTGACGTGATGGTTGCCTTAGATGTCCGAGAAGATGGGCCAGACGCCGATACGTACGTGGATGGGCATGCCAACGCGAAGATTCACGCGCAAGCGGTAGTATCCCAGTGCGACGCCCTCCGCGCCGACGTTGCGCGTCTGACGGGGGAGCGGGATGCGTTGAAACAAACCGCCGATGGTGACTGCCAGGATCGCGCCACGGCTATCAATCTGTTAGGCTATGCGAACCGACAGCGCGACGCCGCCGTGGCGCGAGCGGAGAAGGCGGAGCTTGCGGTCAGGAACCACGAGAAGGGGTTGCAGGCTGCGCACATGCGACACGAGCTTGCCAAGGCGAAGGTGGACGCTGATGAGTTGGACATCTTCCTGACCGCCACCGAAGAGCGCGCCGAGCAAGCCGAGGCAGAGGCCGCTCGCCTAGAGGACCTGCTGCGTGGCTCCTCGCGCACTGACTTTGCTGATGCGCAGGCTGAGATAACGGTCCTGCGAAACGACATCCTCAACGCCAAGATGTTCCAGCGGCAAGCCGAAGCAGAGCGCGACCGGCTCAAGGCGGAGGTGGAGAACCACAAACTCCTAGCGGTGACGGCGGAGCGGCGGGAGGTGGTGGTGAAGATGCCGGAAGCTTTCACCGTCCAGCAAGGGAGTCGTGCGTGGCCGCCCATGGTATGCTTGGCGAGCGTGCGTGAGGCCATCATCGCGGCGGGCGGGAAGATCGCATGAGCCTTCGTTTCGATTCCATCATTCTCGTCTCGAGCCAGAAAGTGCCGGCGTCCATTCATGATCGCACGGCTATCCTGGATTATTACATCGATTCTCGCATTCTGCGAGCGCAAGAGGAAGGCTGGTCTTTTGCCGGGAAGTTCATGGAGCATAATGCAAGCCCGCTCGCCAATTTGCAGGCTGGTTACCTGGCGATCACTGGAGATGGTCGTGTCGCAGTCTAAGCACGTGGCGACGCAGATGCCGACTGGCGGGTGGGTGATCAGCATGGAGCAAGGCAGGGCCATGACCGAGATGGAGGCCAAGGCTGCGCTGAGGTCTCTGGACGCGGCCGAGCGTCAGAGAACGAACCTTGGCATGTCGACTTCTGAAGAACTGATCGACGAGTTGAGTCGGAGGCATGCTGGTCACCTGATCGTGATCGAGCACCAAGTCGATGGCAAGCCGGGAGAGACGAGGCTTCGCGTGCACTCCTCGCTGGCGGTCTGGACGGCCATGGGCCTCGTCGTGTACGCCCAGGAAGCGCTTCGCTGTAGAGCGAGATCCACGATGGAGCAGGCGCCTGACCGCAGATTCGACGGTTGAAGCGTGATTCGGAAACACATGTACGAACCTTCTTGAGGATATGATCAAGCCATGAAATACTTACTCTTACTGATAGCACTGGTTTCTTTCTGCAGCGGGCAGGAGCTGACCAGTCAGGTCTTCTTCGACGTAGACCCGAGCGGTGGCGGCGTCTGGCAGTTTTCCGACCGCCCGGGAGAGACCTTCCCGGCTAGATGCTCGCGCGAGGTGACAGGCGTCGTTCGCATGACCTTCGCGCCGGCTGATGGCTTCATCTTCGTCAGATTCCATGACGCCAGGAATTACACCTCTCCAGACTCAGTCAAGTCGAAACCAGACGGGGTGGTGGTGGCAACTGGGTCGAGGATGTTCGTGATGGCCGGCTGTCGCAAGGCCGCGCCATGATCGCCGTGGCTGAGCTCTGGGTGGTCTATAGAACCCCCAAGGAGACCAACCTTGAGGAGCAGATGGAGGCTTACCCGTCGCAGGTCGAGGGCCATCGAGCAGCCTCGGCGCACGCCCACAACGACCAAGCTAGCAAGTACGCGGTTCGCCGAAAGCATTGCGTGATCATGGACAGGCGGATCTGGGTTCTGGAGCGAGACTCGCAGGATCCTATCGAGCTGCGCAGATGCTGATGCCAACCTCGATTCGTGTCGGCGGTTGCAGGATCTGGGTGGAGCCGCCAGAGACGCAGACTCTGCAGATGCAAGCGCACTACGCCAAGGGAGTGGAGGAAACTCTGCATTCGGCGATGAAGCATCTGTGCGACGTGATCGTCAGCGATGTCAGAGCTGGGCATCGCTGGGAGAGGCACAGTTCCACGGTCTCCAAGTGCTCGAAGTGCGGAGCGACGTTCGATCACGTCATGCAGGAGTACGCTCTCCCGGCGAGCAGCCGATGCGTTTAGCCAAGAAGACGCCCTGGCAGAGGAAGATCGACGCGGCGATCGCTACTCGACTAACGTGCGAGAAAGGCTACGAGGAGAGACTCGCCCAGCTGGAGTCGAACGTGTCTCTCCTTCGCGCTCAACTCGACACTGCGCGAAGAGCGAGGATCGCTAACGGTCTGCCACCGAGTCATGACGACGAACCACCTTTCTAAGGAGTCTGCCATGCCGAAGTACTCAGTGGTGCTGCGGGTCGAGAAGATCTACGAGGTCGAGGCCTCGGATGAGGAGGCGGCGATCGAGGAGGCTCGATCCAGGATGCAGGCGGGAGATCGCTCCGCGATCGAGGAAGAGTCTGACGATCCTAGCGTGGAGGAGATGGAGTCATGAGCATCGTCTCAGTCGGACTGGAGAAGCAGGAGGGCTTTTCGCCGTCGCGCCACTTCGGCCCTTCGAATCAGTCGAGCGAGGAAGACCGCATCTGCGTCGTCTCCATGAATGGAGAGAAAGTGCAGACTCTCGTCTTCAGCGATCCTAGCTCTGCCAGGCGGGTCGGCGAGATGCTGATCCTTCTGGCGAAGGAGATGGGCGGATGAGACAGATCTACCAATTCAAGGAATACGGCCAGCAAGTGAAGGTCGTCGAGAAGCTGACAGATGGCACCTATCGCGTCAGAGGAAAGCGAGCGACGGCTGGAGAGGCGGTGGATGAGCTCGCCAAGATCGCCATCTACCACGCCTGCTCCAGCTTCAGCAAGGAGAAAGCGATCGAGATCGTCGAGTCTGAAGAGGAGCTCGACGGCCCTATGCCTGACGACATCTGGGATAGGGTCAAGGGGAGCAAGGAAGAGGCTGAGGTCGCGCTGCGATCCGCCGTCATCGCCACCAAGAAGTCCATCGCCAGGAGGATCCGTGAGCAGATCTGAATTCTGCGCGGTGCGGGTGCGTCCTCTCGCCGGGGAGATGCGGCACGACGCTCTCCGCCGTCTTGACGGGTGGGGATGCCCGCCTTCTTCCGCGGCTGAGATGCCGTGCGGGAAGATGGTCGCAGCTCGGCGGCGATGGACGGAGGTGCCGACCGTCGACGTCCCCTGCCCTTGCGGAAATGCGAAGCACTGGCTGGTGCGATGGGAGGCGCCATGAGAGAGACCGTCACGGTGGAGAAGTATTGGTGGGCTCTGGTCTGGGATCGAGACTATCCAATTCCGCTTTACTTCTACGTGAGGATCAACCCATGACTACCCACTATCCTATCTCCGTCGCAGGGAAAGACTGGCAGATCAGCTTTCGGAGTTTGCCAACGCCTTTGGTCGAGAGAATCGGGAGAATGCCGATGCTCCAGGAAGTTCAGGACGCGTTCAGATCGCACTTGTTCAGTTCTTTGCCGATCATCCTGCCAGAGATCGTCTGGATAGCGGCGCACGGAGTGGAAGCGAAACCGCTAGACCTTAGCACCGCGGAGGCTCTCCGATGAGCCCCATCCAGATCTTCATGGTCGTCATGGCGTTCGTCGCGGGCTGGAGCGGGAGAGAGACGCTTCAACTCTGGCTGGAATGGAGGAAGAAGAAGTTCGAAGAGGCGATGCGATGTCGCCACCCTGTCTGCGAGTGCATCTCGACGACACTGTCGCGATGCAAGACGTGCGGAGAGCTCGTCAAGCTCGACCCGCCGATAGAGATAGACCGAGCGTCGAAGCGTTATCCGGGAAATCAGCCTGAGAAAATTGCTCTGCATTTAGATTTATTGCAGGAAAAGCGGGAGTGTTCCACCTGTGAGGGAGGCAGATGGCTGAGATTGGAGAAAAATCCGCCTCGTTGCACCACGTGCGGCGGAAAGGGATGGACGTGAGCGACGCGACATCTAACGGCTCCAGCCTCGTCGGCCTTCTGACGATCGCCTTCGTCGTTCTCAAGCTGTGCCACGTCATCGACTGGTCATGGTGGTGGGTGCTCTCGCCACTATGGATCCCGATCGTAGCCCTGGTCATCATCCTCTTCGTATTCTGGATCATCTACCTCATCATGCGAGCCTGCGAATGAACAACGCGATGGACCTCAAAGACAAATCTCTGACCATGATGTTCGTCGCGCTCATCATTGTCGCCGTTGTGGGCATCATCGGAGGCCCAATTCTATTCAAGTGGTACGCGGCAGGCGTCCAGGTAGCCGTCTACGAACGGCAGGGAGTCCATATGACGCGGTGGGAAGTCTTCGTCGGGGCCAAGCCGATCGTTCGCAGCGTAATCACGGAAGGCGTGCAATGAGCAAGTTCCGCAAGAAACCGGTCATAGTCGAAGCGACGCGATGGTGGAAGAACGGAGACCATCCTGACGACATGGTGGGGAAAGATTGGGTACTCATAGAGGGCAAGGTCGTCAGGCGCTATAATGACCCGAACACTTCGGGACATGCGCTGTGCGTGAACTGCAACAGGCGCCTCTTGGAACATGGCTGGATCGACACCCTTGAGGGTGGACACATCGTCTGCCCGGGCGATTGGGTCATCACCGGCATCAAGGGCGAGCGATATCCGTGCAAGCCAGACATCTTCGCGGCAACCTACGAGGCAGTGCCATGATCGTCAAAATCAAGAAACCGAAACCAGCGCCGATCGAGCCGGTCGAGCTGCCGCCTCCCAGGCGGCACCGCCTGGACGTGATCGATCGCAAGTTCGACAAGACGCAGCTTCGAGCCGCCCAGTACGGCGACAAGGTGCATCGAGATTACGCGGCGCATTTCTTTCGATGGGGGTTCGCCACCAGGTTCATCAAGAAGGGCATGAGCGTCCTCGACGTCGGGTGCGGCCAGGATCTGCCGCTGGTGCGAGTGCTGGCACCGTCCATGAGCCACATTCCCGGGAGATACGTGGGCGTGGACATGAACCGGGTGAAGCCGTTCAAGTGCAAGTGGGTCGAGGTGCTCCAGGAGTTCGATTTCACGAGCCGCGCCGACGAGATCGACGGGCAGTTCGACGTGATCGTCAACTTCGAGGTCATCGAGCACATGAAGAAGGATGACGGTCGCAAGCTGCTCGAGGCTTTCCGCGAGAAGCTGAGGAAGGATGGAGTGCTCCTTCTCAGCACGCCGGTCTACAACGAGAAGCACATGGCGAAGAACCACGTGCACGAGTATCGGTGGGTGGAGCTGAAGCAGATGATCGAGGCGGCCGGGCTGGCGGTGAGGTCGGCGCACGGCACCTTCATGACCTCGCAGGCGATGAAGCGAGTCATGAGCGCGGCGGAGCGGGCGCTGGTCGACGAGCTGCACGAGTTCTATTCTTGGGACGTGCTGGCGAATTTCTTAGCTCCAAAATACCCGGAAGCGGCGTCCAACTGCTGCTGGGTGATCACGAAAGGGAAGGCATGACCGATCCGCTGATCTGCTGCTTGGAAGGTCCGGACGGGTGCGGGAAGACCAGCGTGGCCAGGGAGCTGGAACGCGGGTGGGGTGCCGTCTACCTGCGATGCCCTGGAGGGACGCGGCTTGGCGAGCTGCTCCGGGGTCCCCTGAAGGATCCGGCGTTCGAGCTGGGAGAGGAGGCGATGGCTCTCGCCTTCGCGGCGGTGGACGTGGACTGCATGCGGCGAGCGGAGAACCTGCGTCTGACCGGGCTGCGGGTGGTGATGGACCGGTGCGGGGTCTCGAATCTGGCTTACAGGATCGCGATGCGCCAGGCCGAGGGGGCGGACATCTGCAAGGTGCTGGAAGGATGGGCTCGTCAGCCGAGCTGGTCTCAGGTCGTCTTCCTGGAAGCTGACGACTCGACGCTGGATGCCAGGATCGCGGCCAGGGGAGGGGAGGTCCCGGATAGGTTCGACTCGCTCGGAAAGAAAGTGAGGGAGGCGTATCGAGACCAGGAAGTGGGTCGGGGCGGGGACGAGATCGTTTTCTGCGACGCCTCGGAATCGATCGAGGCGGTGGCTCGCAGGGTGGCGGAGGTGGTCGGATGGGGTCCAGCGATTCCGAGATAGCGAGCTTGATGATTTGGAATCGCGAGGGGCGAAAAGCGGCCGGAAGGGGTCGGGGAGGGGTTTCGTCCGAAGGGGTGAGAATAACCAGACCGAGTCGTAAGCGATGGCGGGCGTGCTAGTTGCGACTTCGGCCGGCTAGTTATTCTCACCAAAGGGGGGGTATGACATGTATCTCTAATCCGTACCTATTGTAGTGTGGTTATTAGAGAGCTAATATCTTAAGAAGTCAATGAGAAAATGAGCTGCTTCGGAAGTAGCTGAGGAAGGATGAGAGGAAGGAGATGCATACTATATACCCCCCCTTTCGTGAGAATAACCCCGATTCGGAAGTTGCAAATCGTTGCGGTAGCAATCACTTGCAACTCCAAATAGTTATTCTCAGCCCCTCCGGCATAAATGGACCCGCCCTCATCTCTGGCCTCAGAGTGAGGCTTTCGTGTATTTCAGAGCCATCGACGCAAGATCGCGATCGTGGCGGCAAGAAAAAAACACGATCCGATTCGAAATCTCGAGATGTACGCTCAAGGCGACGTCGTCGGCCTGGGCTTCATGACTCAGAAAGAACTCGACGACAAAGGAAAATGGGACGCGAAACGCTTTCGCTGGATTCGAGAACCAGGTCGCGTGATCGCGATGGAGATCCTGCCGCCATCGATGCGGTTCGCCGCCGAGAAGGAGCTCGGTCCCTATCGCGAATCGAAACGAGCGGCCATCACCACGCTCCAGGGACCTGACGGCCAGCCTCTCCAAGCAGGACCACGAGTCACGATCATGCTGCCTCCAAACGGCAGAGAGAAGAAGTCATGAGCAGCATCGTCGGTTTCGTCGACGAGCGCTGCCGCCGGTCGCGCGAGAGATTCTGGGCTGACGTGACGAGAGGATTCAGCGCTGCGCGAGCCATTCGCGAGAGGCAGGAGCGAGCGAGACGCCGCGACGACCAGATGTCGATGGTGGAGCGAGACGCAGCTATGCTTCTCCGTAAGCGCGCCATCCAGGAGATCGGATCGTGACGTACTCGCACGCTCCGGCGATTCTCGTCGACAAGACCTGCGCGAAGTGCGGGCAGCCGATGCGCCGGGTGCCGATGGCGAAGTACTGCTTCGACTGCTTCAACCAGCGGCAGGTAGAGTCGACGACGAAACTGCGGGTCTGTTGGGTGGGCTTCATCAGAGGTCACGACGGCGCTTGGCGCGTCGCCGGAGACTGCCAGCTCGCTCATAGCAAGTCAGAAGCGCAAGAATGGATGCGCAAGGATCTCGCCAATCGCCACCTAGCCCAGGTGAAGCTGCCGCGATGACTGCAGTCGCCGAAGAGATCATGATCGCTCCGCAGGAGGGACCGCAGGCGCGGTTCTGCTCCATCGACGCGGACATCATCATCTATGGCGGGGCAGCTGGGGGAGGCAAGACGTTCGTCGAGCTGCTCGAGGGACTTCGCAACGTGCACGTGCCGGGGTTCTCGGCGGTCATCTTTCGTCGCACCTATCCGCAGATCACGGCACCAGGCGGATTGTGGGACACGTCTAGGGAGATTTACGGACCTGCTGGCCTGGTTCCGAAAGAGTCTGCCTTGGAATGGTTTGATCCGGTCTCGGGCAGCCGCATCAAGTTCGCTCACATGCAGCATGCCAAGAACGTGTATGACTGGCAGGGATCGCAGATCTGCTACATCGCGTTCGACGAGCTGTGCCATTTCGAGCAGCAGCAATTCTTCTACATGCTCTCTCGAAACCGTTCGATGTGTGGCGTGAGACCGTACGTGCGCGCCACCTGCAACCCGGATCCAGACAGCTGGGTGAGGCGGTTCATCAGCTGGTGGATCGACGAGGAGAAGGGCTACCCGATTCCCGAGCGAGATTCCAAGGTGCGATGGATGGCCAGAGAGAAGGGCGAGATCGTCTGGGGCGACACGAAGAAGTCCCTGGTCGATCGAGGCCTCGAGCCGAAATCGGTGACGTTCATCAGCGCCAACATCCACGACAATCCGCTGCTGCTGGCGAAAGATCCGGGCTACGTCGCCAACCTCAAGTCGCTGCCGGCGCACGAGCGCTCGAGACTGTATGGCGGTAATTGGAACGCCAGGCAGCAAGCCGGCTCGTACTTCAAGAGGCAGATGTTCGACGTGGTGGACGCCGTTCCGAAAGAGTTCGACAACGAGATCCGTTACTGGGATCGCGCCGCCACGGAGATATCGGACTCGAATCTCGATCCTGACGCGACGGTCGGCGTGCGCATGGTCGTCAAGAACGGCACGTATTACGTGGTCGACGTGCGTCGATTCCACGACGGTCCCGGGAAGGTGCTCGAGAACATCAAGCGCGTCAGCGCCCAGGAACCTCGCTGCCCGATCGCTCTCGAGCAAGATCCTGGCCAGGCGGGCAAGGCGGAGATGCACTACCTCATCAGCCGCCTCTCGGGACGCGACGTCTACGCTGTGCCGGTCACGGCGAGCAAGGAGACGCGCGCCAGACCGTACGCGGCGCAATGCCTGGCTGGCAACGTGAAGCTGGTGCGAGCGCCTTGGAACGAGGAATATCTCTCAGAACTGGAGTCCTTCCCCACGAAGGGATGCCACGACGACCAGGTGGACGCGTCATCCGGCGCGTTCAACGAACTATGCGAGCATGACGGCGACGCCGTCGTGAAAGGATTCTAGCCATGCCCGGTCCCTCAGGTGCAGTCTCGCAAACCGTCGGCGCCATCGACGACACGAGCGCTCTGCGCCCGCCGCCGATGCAGCCGATGTCGACGCCGTACCAGCAAGTCAAGGAGCAGGATTCCGACTCGCCGGCGTACGAGTGCGCTTTCCATCGCGATCAGAAAGCGAGATGGTGGATGGTCGAGTCGCTGCTGGGCGGCACCGAGGCGATGCGGATGGCGGGCGAGCGATACCTGCCGCGCTACGAGAAGGAGACGCATCAGAGCTGGCTCCACCGCCTGCAGCGGGCGACTCTGTTGAACTTCTTTCGCAAGACGGTGATGGGCTATGTCGGCAAGCCGTTCGGATCTCCTCTCAAGATCCCGGACGACTTTCCCCAGCATTTGCGCGATTTCGCCCAAGATTGTGACGGGGCCGGCTCTCCGCTCGATCTTTTCGCCCTCAGCGCCTTCACCGGCGGGGTGAGCAAGGGTATCTGCCACGTGCTGGTGGATTTCCCGACGGGCGAGCAGGACGACACCGCCCTCGAGGACGCGACGCGCAAGCCGTACGCCGTCGTCATCGCCCCGGAGGCGCTCATCGGCGCTCGCTCGGAAACGATCGGTGGCAAGGAGGTGCTCACCCAGGTGCGAATCATGCAGATCGAGGTCGTCCCTGACGGCGAGTTCGGCGAGATCCTGAAGCCCTCCATCAGGGTCATCTATCGCGATCGCTGGGAGATCTGGACGAAGATGCCGAAGCGGAAAGACAAGTGGGAGATCGCTCGCTCCGGTCCCAACACCCTCGGCGAGATCCCGCTCGTCACCTTTTACGCTGACAAGGAAGGTTTCATGCGGAGCCGCCCTCCGCTCCTCGATCTCGCCCACGTCAACGTCGCCCACTTCCAGTCGGCGTCCGACCAGCGCAACATTCTGTCGGTCACGCGGTTCCCGATCCTGGTGGCCACGGGCATCAATCCGAAGTCAAGCACGGACGCCAACCCCAGGGGAGCGTCCAACCTCGAGATCGGACCGAACAGTCTTTGGACGCTGCGCAACGAGAAGGCGAACCTCAAGTTCGTCGAGCACTCGGGCAACGCCATCAGCGCCGGTCGCCAGGACCTCGAGGATCTCAAGGCGGAGATGGCGATCCTGGGGCTGCAGCTTCTCATGCCGGCCAACTCGGGAAACCCGACAGCCACGGCGAAGGCGCTCGACGGGATGGAGGCGATCAGCGAGCTGCAGTCGATCGTGATGAATTTCGAGATCTTCCTGAACCAGATCCTTCGGCTGGTCGACAAGTGGAGCGACGTCTCGGACGAGGAGGCGCAGAAGACCGGCAAGGTCAAGTGCGACGAGGACTACATCATCAGCCTCAACATCGTCAACAACATGACCACCCTCCTGGCGATGCGGTCCAGCGGCGACCTATCTCGTCGAGCTCTCCTCGACGCCGCGAAGCGCCGCGGTTATCTGCCAGAAACCTTCGACATCGACGACGACGCCACGGAGCGCGAAGCCGAGCAGAAGCTCTCCGGAGCGCTGATGCTCCCAGGCCAGAAGGGCAAGCCTCCCAAACTCGGCGAAGGTCTTCCGCCTCCCAACCCGCGCTCCGGCACCAAGCAGATCTCCGGCAAGAGTGGCGGCCCAGGCTCCACGATCCCGACGTCCCCAGACCGCCCGACGCCGGCATAGGACAGACCATGCCAGCATTCAACTGTTACTCGACTCGTCACGCCAAGTCCGGGCACCGATGGTGGCTGAAGTGCTGGCGCTACCCAGGAGTTCCGATTCCAGCGCGACTCTCGCTCAAGTACGAGGTGAAAGTTGCGGATATCGCAGCGCGCTGATGGCTGTGTTCTTCTGAAGAAGAAAGAATAGAAGTCGCTCATGGACAACAGAGCGCGCGACAACATCGACCTCTGCATGCAGCAGTACTCGGCGCTCCCAGCCCTGGAGAAGCCGATCGTCATCGCCAACCACAACTCTGTCAAGAGCGTGATGGCCGGCTTCAGAGCAGACGTCGATCAGTCGCTGAATCAGTACGCCCAGCAACCCGCACCCGAGCCCGGAGTCTGACATGCACGAGAAACCTTTCACCTCCAGCCCGCACGGCTCCACCTCCCAGAAGGAGATGGTCAAGGCGACCGGAGACGCGATCGTCGAGGAGCAGGTCAACAGCTACCCGGTAGCGGCGCACGGCAACATCCACGACTGCATCGCCTCGATTCGCCCCCGCCCTCTCCAGTTCGTCCAGGCCAACCCGCAGAATCGCGACCAGCCGCCGCTCGAGCAGCGCACTGGCGCGTAGCGAATTGCCGGGTAGCTCAGCGGTAGCAGCAGCGAGCTGTTAACTCGAAGGTCGCTGGTTCGATTCCAGCCCTGGCAGCCACACTCACATCGAAGGAACTCACACCATGCAGCCCATCCACTCCGCCGACAAGTGCCACGCCTCCGACATGGCAGCCGCGGTCGCCGCGGCGGGTTCGACCCCGACCGGCCAGACGACCAAGCTCCACACCCCGGAAGGCAAGTCGAAGCTTGCCGACGCGCTCTCCCAGGTCGGCCGTCGCTCGCTGAAGCAGACCGAGCCGAGCGGAAAGCTGGAGGACTGAGCCATGGCAGGCCCGGTCCCGCAGCCTCCGGTCGCTCCTCCTCCGGTCGCGAATCCGCCTCGTCTTCGTCCAGGAGCTCGCATCAAGCTCTCGACCACCACCAAGGACGGGATCGTCGACCGTGAGGCGGTGGTCACCCACGTCAAGGCCGACTCCGAGATCGTCGCCGCAGTCGCGTTCCTCACCGGCAATCCAAAGCTCGACGGCCTGCCGATGCACGTCTCGGGCGTCACGCACGACGAAGACGCCAAGCCCGCCGGCACCTGGCATTGGTGACAGGTGGTAGAGTCCCTTCTCGTCGGCAGAGGCAAGCGCCCTCCAGCTCCAAAGTTGCGAGAGCCTGCCGACGAGACGGGACCCGAGGACGCGGAGGGACCGCCGAAGTTCGTCGTGGCGAGGGTGCCGCTCCTCTCCGGCGCCTCGAACGACGGCAGGACGATCTACTTCGACTATGCCTGCCCGGAGACGATCAAGCTCGCGAGCGGCAGGACGGTCGACGTCTATAAAGCGATAGCGCACCACGAAGCGATCGAGCGCCACCTCATGGTCGAGGCGAAACTCTCCTACGACGACGCCCACGAGGCGGCTCTTCTGGCAGAGCACCTCCACCTCATGCTCGACCAGGGACTCGACCCCGCCGAGGTCGCCGAGTACGAGACCGCCCTCGCATCCAGGGAAGCGAAAGCCGCCAAGACCAAGTCCGGCGACGAAGCCCCTCCTCCCGACCTCTACCTCGGCCCCTACCGCCACCAAGAAGGATTCCACCATGCCCAATGACTCCCACGACGCGCAAGGTCGATTCGCTTCTGGCGGCGGGTCTGGCGGAGCGGAGAAGATTGGAGGCGGTAAGAAGAGCACTCCTCGCATGATGACCGCTGACGAGACGAGATCAATAGACAGAGGGATCGCCGCCAGTGGCCAAAGCGAGAAAGCTCACTCTCTTTCGTCTGCGGCGGTGAGCAGCGGCAAGAAAGCAGATCACATCGCCGCTTCAGAGGCGCACGGCACAGCCGCTCGCATGCATGCCAATCTCGCCGCCGAATCGAACGATCAGCAGTACAAGTCTCACCATGAGGCGAAGGCTGAGTCGCATCGCGGCTATCAAGCAGAGCACATGAAGGCAGCTAAGCGCGGAGATGTCAGTCCAGCTCAGAGAAGTTACAGATCCAACCCGCTCAAATACAACGCCGGAATGCCGAAGAGCAAGTTCCGTGGTTAAATCGTGAAGCATGACGATCGCGAAGTGCGGGTGACGCGGCGCTTCTACCGCTGCCCCAAGTGCGACGGCACCAGGCTCGAGCCGATCGGCGTCTCGCATCCCGTCCACCCTCCGCTGTTTCAGCATCGCTGCCTCGACTGCCAGGAAGTCGTCACTCTCTCCGAGCTGCAAGGCTCCATCCACTACGAGGACTGAACCCCATGCCCAACGACAACCATGACTCGCAAGGCAAGTTCTCTAGCGGATCAGGCGGCAGTGCCGAAAAGATCGGCGGCGGCCCTAAGTCGAAAGACAAGCTCGTAAGAGACGAGACAGGCGCCTTGGTTCCTAGCGAACCTCTAGCTCCTGCCGGTAAAGAGGCACACGCTGCTTCGATACTCGCAGAGAAGGCTACGATGAAAGCTGCCCCGGTGCAGAATAGATTCAACAAGAGAGAACCAAATCTGAAAGTCATGGAGTCAGCTGAACTGGCTTCGCATCGGTCAGCATGGGGCGCTTCCTCATCGGCGACTTCTGAGCAGCATCTGAAAACTGCAGCTTTGCACCGCGAGGCGGCTGGAAAAGCTGACTCCACTGAATCGAAAGATCTGCATGAAGCCGCTGCAGCAGCTCACGAGAAAGCTGCGAAGATGCATGGCAAAGGTGATGCTCGCTACGGCAGCGAAGTCATCGCCAAGGGCAAGGACCTCGGCAAGCGCCAGATGCAGTTGACGAACTACGGTTCTCAATTGCGCAGTTCGCGCAGTTCGCGCCCTTGAATCTCTGAAGTCGAGAGCGAGACGCTCTCGCACAACCACCGATGGGCGGCGTGACGCCGTCCGTCTCAGAGCCCGGCGTGACGCCGGCACCCAGGAGACCAGGACATGTTCATTCTCGCACTAGCCATCGGCGCCATGGCGCTCGCAGCTACCAGCGCCCGCGCAGCGGGCGATGGCGACGACGTCGTGATCGCGCCGGAGGTCGACGACGTCGCCACCGTGCCGAAGCAGTACCAGTCCCTCTACGCCAAGGGAGAGGATGGCAAGTACAAGCTCGACCCCGTTCTCGCCAAGCGGCTCGACAACACCGGCCTCACCAAGGCGCTCGACAGCGAGCGCAAAGCGGCGAAGGAGATGAAGGCGCAGATCCGTCGATGGACGGAGCTGGGCATGGAGCCGGAAGATATCAAGGCGAAGCTCGAGAAGATCCGCGAGATCGAGGAGAAGAACGGCGACACGGACGGCCGCACAAAGGGAGCGCTGGACAAGATCAAGAAGGAAACGGAGCAGACCATCCAGCAGCTCAAGACCGAGCACGAGGCGCGAGTTCGCGAGATGGGGGAGTCCCTGGCGACTCACCTGATCGAGAAGGAAGCCATCTCGGCTCTCGCTTCAGCGAAAGGATCCGTCGAGCTGCTGTCGCGGCTCATCACGGACCAGTGTGTACTTCTGAAGGAAGACGGCAAGTATGTCGTCAGAGTCGTCGACGACGAGGGTGATCCTCGCTCGGACGGACGAGGCGGGTATCTCAGCATAGAGGGACTGGTCGCGGAGATGCGAGCCAATCCCAAGTATGCGAGAGCCTTCGAGTCGAGCGGCCGGTCCGGTGGCGGGATGCCACAAGGATCTGGCACCGGCAAGGGAGCGATTCCCTCCGACAAGCTGACTCCGCAACAGAAAATCGAGCGCGGTCTGTCTCAGCTGCCGCGGTAGTCGTCACCCATCAGGGGTAGGGACTCCCGCTCTGGCCGGCAGGTCGCTCTGACGAGCACCACCAACCATCGGGAGTCCCGCACCATGTCATCCATCACCTTGGCCCAGTCGGCCGCGCTCTGCCAGAACGAGCTGATCGCTGGCGTGGTCGAAAACATCATCACCGTCGACAGGTTCTACGAGATCCTGCCGTTCGACGGGATCGATGGCAACGCCCTCGCCTACAACCGCGAGCTCGTGCTCGGAGATGTCGGCACCTACGCGGTCGGCGACACCATCACCAACAAGAACCCGGCGACCTTCACCCAGGTCACCAGCTCGCTGACCAGCATCATCGGCGACGCCGAGGTGAACGGTCTCGTGCAGGCCACCCGCTCCGGCCAAGGCAACAACCAGGAAGCGGTCCAGATCGCGAGCAAGGCCAAGTCGGCCGGTCGCCTCTATCGCAACATGCTGCTGAACGGCACCGGCTCGGCCGACCAGTTCACCGGCCTGCTCGGTCTCTGCGACGTCAGCAAGACCTTCGTGCAGCCGAACGGCACCGGCGATCCGACCAACGGCGGCCCGCTGACGCTCGCCACCCTCGACCAGCTCATCAACCTCGTGATCGACAAGGACGGCGAGGTCGACTACTTCATCATGAACGGGCGGACCATCAACGCCTACTTCGCCTTGCTGCGCGCTCTCGGCGGCGCTCGCATCGACGAGGTGGTCGCCCTCCCGAGCGGCATCGAAGTCCCCAGCTACCGCAAGATCCCGATCTTCCGCAATGACTACCTGCCAATCAACCAGGTCCAGGGCACCGCCACCGGGTGCACGTCGGTCATCGCCGGCACGCTGGACGACGGCTCGCGGAAGTACGGCATCTCGGGTCTCACGGCGCTGAACGCCGCGGGCATGCAGGTCGAGCGAGTCGGCGTCCACCAGAGCCGCGACGAGATGATCACCCGCGTCAAGTGGTACGCGGGTCTCGCGCTCTTCAACCTGAACGGCCTCGCGGTCTGCAACGGCGTCACGAACTGACGAGCTGAGGGGGTCTCCGAGAACGTCGCCTGACTCCTGGCAGACGGCATAATTCTCGGAGACCACCTCTTCCTCGGTCGACGCCAGGAGACCTTCCGCTCTTCCCAACCTCTCATTCGGAGCTCACTCCCATGCCCACGTACTCAGTCCAGCGCTCGCTGGCGACCACCGCCCCGGCCGGGTTCATCAACGGCAAGGACACGATGATCGTCCGGGCCGACAATCCCACCGACGCTCTCGCCATCGCCAAGACCTACTACGGCCAGAACAACCTGCCGTGGGTCGGCGCCACCGTCACCGAGCTCGCTGACCGCTCCGACATGAGCGGGATCGAGGCCCGCGCCACCGTGCAGAACGCTGCCGGCGTCGCCCAGACCTACAGCTATGTCGGCGTCGCCGGCGATCTGCTGCTGAATCTGGTGGTCGGCCTGACCGCCGTGATGAACGCCGACACCGCGACCTTCCCGTCCGGCGTCACCTCGTCCGGCCTCGTGATCACCATCGCCGCGGGCAACAGCCTCGGCGCCAAGATCATCACCGCCGGCTACTTCGTCAGCCCGCCCAACGACATCCAGGCTGCGTTCGGCGTGGTGGTCCCCACCCTCACGCAGACCGGCGTGGCGATCCCTGGCGCTGCCGCCCAGGTTCTTCCCGCCCCTGCCGTCTACCCGTACTCGCAGTACGCTCCGGTGGTCTCGGCAGTCACCACCGCCGGTTCGGCCCGCACGATCACCTTCGTGGCCGGCGTCCTGGCCGGTTACAAGTGGAACATCCAGATCAGCGACGCGACGTACCCGATCAACACCTCGCTGTACTTCGGCGACACCGAGACGATGGACCTGATCGGTGCCCGCATGGTGGTGCTGCTCAAGGCGCTGGCGAACACGGTCGTGAACAACTGCACCTACACGGCGGGGACGAACACCCTCCTGATCCCCGGTGCGACCGACGCGCAGGGTGCCAAGGTCATCACCAGCTCGATCACCTTCGGCGGCGTGGCCCAGGCCGCGCTCCAGCCGACCGTGACCGCGCCCGGCGCCAGCTCGATCGACCGCAACATCGTGCTGCCGGCCGACACCGTGCTGCCGATCCCGCGCCTCCCGGTGCTGGAGCTGGCGGTCGCCGCGCAGGGCTTCGTCACCGGCTGATCGGTCGACGTCGCGATCTCGGGGAGAGGACGACACTCTCCCTGAGTCCTTCTTTCACATCACCCGCTCAACCCAGGAGGAAGAGCCATGTCGAACACGAGCACGCATCCAGTCACGTGGGTTCTCACCGGCCCAGTCGCCGGCAAGACCGAGAACTTCGGCGGCATCAATTTCGTCGAAGGACGCTCGGTCGTCGGCCCGCAAGCTCACGACCAGATCGGCCATCTGCTCCGTCGCTGTTACTCGGCGAAACCCGAGGGTGAGTGCACGCCGGAAGAGCTCCGCAAGTCGCCGGGATCTGCCGGAACCGGAGCTGGACCGTCGCAACTCTCGCACGCGCAAGTGCGACAGATGATCGAGGCGGCCACCGCCGAGGCGGTGGAGAAGACCAGGGAGGAGTCGGCGAAGCAGATTCGCGAGCTCCAGAACAAGATCCCGGTCACCGACGCTCCTCCAGCGCAGGAAGCCCCGGTCGCGGTTTCGACCCAGGAGGACGAGGATGACATCGCCGCCAATCGCGGCAGGCGCTCCAAGCGCTGAACCATCCCTGAAAGGGAAAGATCATGGGCGACAACTCAACGCTGCCGTCTTCTGGCTACGGGGCGGTCGTTCCGAACGACTCCGGCAGGTTCCCAGCCTGCCGGGCGCTCTATGTCGGAATCTCCGGAGATGTCAACGTGGTGCGCCCCGACGGCATCGCCGTGCTGTTCCAGAACGTCTCTGCTGGCTCCATCCTGCCGACCGTCTGCATCGGCGTGATGGCAACCGGAACCAACGCCAGCGGCATAGTCTTCCTCGACTGACATGATCGGCATATTCCTCAACCTGTGGTCGTCGATCTTCTACGGGTCGAGAAGCATCCACTACCCGAACCAGCTCCTCACGCGAGCTGGGCAGAACGTGCTCACCCGCGGCGGCGATAACGTCTCCTGGAGATAGCCCATGGTTGACAAGATCTTCCCGACCGCCTTTTCCACGGTCGCTTTCGCGGTCGGGATGGTCCTGTACGCTGACACCGGCGCGGCCAACGTCGCTGCCGGTCAGATCGGCGCCGCAGCCGTCTCGGCGCTGAACTCGACCACCAGCCTCAACGTCGCGCAAGGCATCTCGGCCACCGGCGGGGTGTCGATCAAGGATGCCGTCGACCCGACCAAGATTCTCGCGTTCGACCCGTCCACCTCCGGCACCGGCACCACCACCACGATCAAGACCGGTGCTCAGACCGGCAGCTTCTCCGTCACCATCCCGGTGCTCGCCAGCAACGCAACGCTGGTCGTGGCGAACGCTGCCGGCCTCACCGCCTTACCGTCGACGTCGCTCACCATCGGCACCATTCCCTATGTCTGGCCGGCTTCGCAGGGCGCTGCGGCGACCATACTGATCAACGATGGCGCTGGAAATCTATCCTGGGCGGCGGCTGGCGGAGGCGGGACCATCGGCGGCTCGATCACGTCAACGCAGATCGCGTTCGGAGCCGTGA